CTCCTGCACCTGTTCAATAAGGTATTCATGCGAAACCTGCGCGAAACGTCTGCGTTCATCGGTATCTAGATAGATATAGTCGACCCATAATGTATTTCTAAGTATATTCATATCACCGCCAGCGGCTAAAGTAGAAAAGCGGGTAGTAAGTGTATGGCTTAGTATAACTTTTACTTCATGATACTGTAGAGCGATAAGAGGGAGAGCAAGGCCGGCGTTTTTACAGAACCAGAAATTAAGAGGAATAAATATACTTTGATTCTGTATATTCCATCCATATGTTCTTTGTTTTAGGGTTCCGGTCGCCGCCCCGTACCCATGTACTTCATCTCTGACTTCATTATAGGCCAGCATATAAGCGCCACTATGTCTGTCTATTTTCTGGCCGCCTATTTCTACTTCCACGTAATCTATATAATCTGATATATTATTTAAATTCACGTTAGTAGCGCCAATATCCAGTTGAAGGTGCATTTTATGAATTAAATCGCCATTACGGGATATAGTAGCGACACATCTGCCGTCAGCAATATCAGAACCACTCCATGTCTGTTGGATACATTCCATAGAGAAGTTAGTGTGTCTGCGGTAGACCACTTTAAAGAAAGTAATATGAGGATTACCGGTTAAATAAACATCTTATGCGCCGTAAGCAACTAATTGCATTAATCCTCCACCCATATAATATATAGATAGAAAATAAAATAATAAAAAAAATCTATAAAATAAACACTTAATCAACCTCTTCGACAGTAGCACCTGAAGCTGGAGCCGGTCCTCCTGGCATACCACCAGGCATACCACCAGGCATACCAGTAGGGGCACCACCAGGCATATTAGCACTAGCTTCTTCGTATAGTTTAGTCATGATTGGTTTACACTTTTCCTGCATCTCGGCAAGTTTGCTATCATAAGAGGCCGCATCTTCTGTTTGATGTGTTTCAAGCCATTTTTCGTTATTAGAAAGTTCTGTATTAAGAAGAGACAGTTCTTCTTCACTAAACTTTTCCTTAAGTTTTTCATTATTAACACTATCCTTCAAGGAATAGATATAGGTTTCATATGTATTCTTGGATTCGATCCTTTTACGGTTCTGTTCATCTTCATCCTTGAACTTTTCAGCATCCTGTACCATCGCATCAATCTCATCCTTACTCAAGCGACCCTTGTCATTAGTAATAGTAATCTTCTCCTTTTTACCAGTAGATTTATCTTCGGCAGAAACACTTAGAATGCCGTTCGCATCAACATCAAATGAAACCTGAATCTGTGGAACACCACGTGGTGCTGGTGGAAGACCAGTAAGTTCAAATTTACCTAGAAGATTGTTATCCTTAGTCATACTACGTTCACCCTCAAAAACCTGGATTAGAACACCTGGCTGATTATCTGCGTATGTAGAAAAGGTTTGGGTTTGTTTAGTAGGAATAGTAGTATTCCTGGAAATCAAATTAGTCATAACACCGCCCGCAGTTTCAATACCAAGAGATAGAGGAGCAACATCAAGAAGTAGAAGGTCATTCACTTCACCATCCTCATCACTATTTGTTAGAATAGATGCCTGGATAGCAGCTCCATGTGCAACCGCCTCATCTGGGTTAATAGATTTACACAATTCTTTACCATTAAACATATCACTCAATAGTTTCTGAATCTTGGGGATCCTTGTAGAACCACCAACCAAAACAATTTCAGTAACATCCGCCTTATCCATTTTAGCGTCCCTCAAAACCTTTTCAACTGGATTTAGACAATTCTTAAACAGATCCTCGCACAGAGATTCAAATTTTGCCCTTGAAAGAGAACTATAAAGGTCAATACCTTCAAATAGAGCATCAATCTCGATAGAAGCATTAGAACTTGATGAAAGCGTCCTCTTAGCCCTTTCACAAGCAGTTCGTAGACGACGCACAGCCTTTTTACTAGATGACATATCCTTCTTATTCTTACGTTTGAACTCTTCAATAAAATGATTCACAAGACGACTATCAAAATCTTCACCTCCAAGATGAGTATCACCAGCAGTTGCTTTCACTTCAAAAATACCATCATCAATAGAAAGAAGGGACACGTCAAATGTACCACCACCAAGGTCAAAAATTAGAACGGTTTTTTCTTTACTAGATTTGTTGTCCATACCATAGGCAATTGCAGCGGCTGTAGGTTCATTAATAATACGGATAATATTCAATCCAGCAATAGCACCCGCATCCTTTGTTGCCTGACGCTGTGAATCATTAAAATAAGCAGGGACTGTCACCACCGCATCAGTCACTTCATAACCAAGGTAACTACTAGCAACCTCTTTCATTTTAGTAAGAATCATAGAAGAAATTTCTTCTGGATGGTATGTTTTTTTTTCGTTTTTATATTCAACCTCAATTACTGGTTTATCATTATCATCACCCTTAACCGTAAAAGGCCAGTGTTTAATGTCTTGTTGAACTTTAGAATCATTAATCTTTCGACCAATTAGACGTTTCGCATCAAAGACGGTATTTGTAGAATTAATAGCAGACTGATTTTTAGCAGCTTCGCCAATAAGTCTTTCTGTATCAGTAAACGCAACATATGATGGGGTAGTCCTGTTCCCCTGATCATTTGCAATAATCTCAATTTTTCCATTTTGCCACACACCAACGGCACTATATGTAGTACCAAGGTCAATACCAATAGCTAGTTTTTTAGATTCTGTCATCTTAGATATTATAATAGTTATTTTTTTAAATATATTTTTTAAAAAAAAATATATTTATTAATGAAATAAATTAATATAAAAATAATTATAGTTTTAAACACATTGATTTCTTATTGTAATTTTTGTGCATAGGTGCTCCAAAATAATTTAATGGAAAACGACCAGAACCTTTTTTAGTTTTAGGTTTGATACATGTAACATAACGCTTCTTTTTAGAAGTTAAACGAGAAAAACATCTTAATTTTTGTGCCTTTTTGGTTTTCTTAACTGATGATTTTTTTTTGCGTAGTGGGTCATTTTTACCAAATTCTTTACGCGCTTTTCTATAAGCTTTTCCTGATTTTTTTAATTCCTTAATTACTTTCTGTTTCTGTTTCGCTAATTTATTAACACTGTTTCGTTTCACTGATTTAACCATATAATTATATACAATATTTTAATTAATCCCGACAACAGGAATATCCGAGTTGTTATCAGCATCAAGGTTAGATATATCATAATCTAGACCCATGTTCATATCACAAAAGTCTTCGTCATCACCCCAAGATTCAATATTCTGAACTTCTTCTGGAGTATTGTTAACATTCACTAATTTAGATTCATCCATTAGAATATTAATTGAACCAGTACCACAAGGTGCAATCTGTCCAAGCATAATATTGGATGACACACCAGATAGCGTATCTTTTTCGCCAAATACAGATGCCTTAAACAACTGGTCTGTAGTTTCTTCAAAAGATGCCTTTGCAAGAGGACCGATGTTATCACGATTAATACCAAATCTATCAATAGACATCATATTACCATTTTTGGTCATCATATCACATAGAAGATTTAGATGCCTATAATTTACATAAGAACCACTACCCTCAATGACTTCTTTTATTTCCATCATGATAATATTTCTAGCGGCTTCAATACCAAAGATACTAAACATTTCATATACATCATTTGTAATAGTCCTTTCCAAATCGATGTTATTATGTTGTAGAACCTCAATTAAATTTGTACCATTTGTATCAAGGATCCACTCTTCTTTATTAACATATGAATTTTCAGACTTTACCTTTTTATTTTTCTTGAACATAGAAATGTTTTTGATACGTTTAACACCCTTAATTACAACCTTTTCTAGTAGATTATTAACTGTATTTTTAATGTAATTAATATCATTAATCTTGCTAGAATCACCTTTCTTCTTTTTCAACACACGGATACGGAAGATTAGTTTATTACTGTTATCATCAGAGTAAACACAACTTATATCTTCAGAAAATAGAACATTTAGTCTGTAATATAGAAGTTCCATCGTAACATCTTTATTGAGCATTTTATCTTTATTAAGTTCTAGACGAATAATCCAATTAGATGACTGTGTGTTATCTTTGAGTTCATCGTCCATTTCACTAAACATTTTATATATTTGAAGTAGTTCCCTATCTTCTTCAATAAGAGTTTCATTATCATCTGGATCATAGTAGACATTGACCGAATTTAGAATATCTACGAGCTTAGTAAGTTCCATTTCATTAAGAATACTTTGGGACTTGAATTTATCATATGAAATATCATCTTTAAGGTAAACCGTTAGAGAAGGTGCTTTCAAATTCTTAGAAAGATGTAGAAGTTCTTTTAGTCTTGGAACACCACGAGTAACATTAGATTTGGATGAAATACCAGCAAAATGGAAGGTATTCAAGGTCATCTGAGTAGCAGGTTCACCTATAGACTGTGCAGCAATCGGACCAACCATTTCATTCGCCTCAATTTTACTATTTGTATACAGTTGTTTAATATTATCTATAATATAGTTAAATCCTACCTTGTTAATCCTATGATATTTTAGTAGATACTTCGGTGAAAGATAATTCCGAAGAAGAATATTAAACAATAAGTTATTAGATATAATATTATTAATAGGTAGAATTTTTGTAAGTTCTTCTATTCTGTTAATAACATATAGTGGATTTAGGTCTGATAGATGGGTTCCTTTAATTTTAAATGTTTGTTTTGCGTTATTAATAATTCTGAATAGATTGATTGGTAGACTAATAGAAGTATTTTCATTGTTTTTAAAAACAACTTCATTTACGAAATCGTAATCACTTTTAATCATATCAAAATATTCATCCAGTTTTTTTTTGTAATCTGGAACATTTTTAAGAGCTTTTACTACATTTGACTTTAGGAATGTACTAAAGTTATCATCATTAAATTTATGGATTTCTTCGATTTTATCAAATGATTTTCCCATATAATCTAGATGTTGTGTCTCTATACTGATATAACTAAATCCGTCATCACCATAAACAAACTGTATAATTTCTCCTGCTGCATTTCTTACAGACAAGTCATAGAATATCTTATTATCTTCCATGGCTTTCATCAACTTACGCTGAATATAGCCGGTTTCACTAGTTTTAACAGCCGTATCAATCAAACCTTCACGACCACCCTGTGCGTGATGATAGAATTGCGCCGGTGTAAGACCCTTGATGAAGGGACGTTCAACAAACCCACCACTTTCTGGACTTTTATCGAATTTACAGAAATGAGGTAGAGTTCTATAATTGTATCCGTTAGGAATCCGTTTACCATCTACATTTTGCTGTCCAACACAGGCAATCATCTGTGCAATATTAATAGATTTACCTTTAGACCCAGCAGAAACCATATTAGTCATCCTATTATCCTTACTCAAACTACTAAGAGCAATCTTACCTGCCTCAGCAATAGCTTTGTTTAGAATATTGTTTACACCCTTTTCGAAGTTATCGAGAACCGAAGTTCCATTATTGTTTTCAATCGACTGTTGATGAGTGTTTTGAATCAACTTAGCAACTTCCTTCTTCTTACTAATAATCTTTTTTTCAATCTTAGCATTAATCAATCTATTAGATATAAGATCACTAATACCAACACTAAATCCAGACTGAACCAAATATCTTGTAACAATATTTTCTGTGTCGTCTAGGAATTGTTTTGCTCTTAGGTGACCGTAATCATTATGAATAACATGAATAATACCTCTTGTACCAGAACTCAATACCTTTTTATCAATTCTACCCTGAATTAGAACTCCATTTTTAATAATAACGTGATTGATGGCATCTTCAAGGTCATCATAAGAATTATTTTTGATATCGATATTAAATCCAGGAGGAAGAATAGTAGAGAACAACTGTCTACCCGACCACCTATTAGGATTTGTTTTTTCTGGTTCAGGAAGAATACCAGAGAATGTAGAGATAAACATGAGAATATTCATCATATCTTTCTCCAAAACATAGATACCATCATTGGTTAATCTGTTAAGACCAAGCAAACTATCCTGGACGAGTGTAATAATCGGTGTATGAACCCTTGGACTAATAAGTTGATAGTCAACAAGAGCAATATTTCTAATATCAATCATAGACTGAAGTGACTGTGGGACGTGCATATTCATTTCATCGCCATCAAAATCAGCATTATATGGTGTTGTAACACTTACATTCAACCTAAATGTAAAGTAGTCTAATACCTTAATTTTATGTGCCATCATACTCAATTTATGGAGCGAAGGCTGACGATTAAATAGAACAACATCTCCATCCATAAGATGTCTATGGACGATATCGCCTTCAGATAGTTCAAGAGACTCTGTATCTATATATAGCAATGAAACAGTCTTTTTAAGATTCTTTTTTTCAATGCTTTTTGCACCTGGATATTTATTAGGACCATTTCTAACAATAGTTGTAAGTTTATTAATATTAAACTTATTCACCATTTCGGGTATAGTGAGATTTTTAGCGATTTTCATAGGAACACCTAGCTCATTTGTCTTGAGGTTTGGGTCTGGAGTGATTACACTACGAGCACAGAAATCAACACGTTTACCCATAAGATTACCTCTCATACGACCTTCTTTACCCTTTAGTCTTTCTTTAATAGACTTAATAACCCTACCAGAGCGATGAGTAGATTGATTAATACCTGGGATATTATTATCAATATATGTTGCAATATGATACTGTAGAACAGATGCCCATTCATCTATAGTATTTTCTAGTGAATTTTCTGCTTCTAGTTTCTTTTTAATATGATTATTAGTCTTAAGAATATCTATAAGTTTATGAGTCATGTCATCTTCACTCCTTTGTCCATTACCCTGACGGACTGATGGACGAACTGTAGGAGGTGGTACTGGTAGGACCGTACAGATGAACCATTCTGGTCTACACCATTTAGGGTTGAATCCCACGATAGCACTGTCTTCATCTGTAATACGTTTAAATATTTTAAGAATCTTTTCTGGAGAAAGGTGTTCAGTTTTATTCTCATTGTCAACATCAGAACCGATTGATTTCCAAACAGCAGAAATTTTTATAATACCTTCCTTAACAAATTTGGTAGGTGTAAGAGCACCACACTTATGACAAACCTTTGTTTTAGATGTTTTCTTTGTAACATATGCCATCTTATCTTTATTCTCAAGAGTTTCAATGTAGTCTAGATCATCTTCACTCAATTCGACAAGTATATTAGAACAAGTAATGCAAAAGTTTTTAAGAGTTGAGAAAACCATATTTAGAAATTGGATATAGATAACTGGTTTAGACAATACAATATGACCAAAATAACCAGGACAGTAACGGTTATCTAGCAAATCTGTCGGACAAATTTTACCATTATCAATAACACCCATCCTCGGATCAAATAATCCATTAATAACCGGTTCTCCAGAATTATCGTAAAGTATAGTTTCTGTAACATGACAAACCGACCGATTTATAACTTCATCCGGCGAAGAAACGCTAAACTGAACCCCAGTGACATTTCTAATCTTGGAGGTGTATTCGAGTTCTTGATTGGAGGACATTATATATAGTGTAATATATTTTTCTTAAGTTTATTATTCAATTTTATTAAAAATTAAATTAAATTCCTATAATTTATTTAAAAACATAAACAAATTAAATATAATGCTATTTTACATTAATCTTGGATTAAGTCTTCTTGTTTTATTAAATTTTAAAACTTGTATATCATATATTGCAAAATACTATATAATTGGGGAAATATATGTTACCGACTATATCTATAAAAATCGTAAACAAATTACTTATTATAATCTAGAAAATTTTAAAAAGATAAATGATTGTTCCGAAAATAGTATAGCTAAAATCGAATATGAAGATAAACTAAAATATTTAATTACTGATAAAAAAATAGATAAAAATGAAATAGAACAATTAATTAAATCACCTAAATTTTTTCTATCAGTAGAACTAACACATAACAATACTACGACCGATGTAACCTCTGAAATAAATATGCTAATTGAAACAAAAAGTTATAATTTTAATCCTAAAACAGCACAAATTTTAATGTTTATTAAGGACCAGTCTAATATAGAAGAAATGAATGGTCCTATAAACTGGGGGATTATAACCAATAATGCTCAAATGTATAATAGAGATAATTTAATATTAAATATTAAAGAAAATAATATATTAAACCTTAAGGACTAATATTATTAATAACATGACACCTTTAAATAATAACTGGGTTATTTGGTATCATGATAATAATAATGATTGGACTATCAACGGATATAAAAAAATTTATGAGATTACAACTATTGAGGATTTTTGGGAAATATATCTACGTCTAAATAATTATATTTTATTGAAAGGACAATTTTTTTTGATGAAAAAAGGGATTGAACCTATATGGGAAAATGAAGAAAATGTGAAGGGTGGTTGTTGGTCATATAAAATTAACAAAAATGATTCATTTATGTCTTGGTTGTATCTTTCAATAAATATCTGTGGGGAAATTATTACTAAGGATCATAAAAATATTGATAGTATAAATGGAATTTCGTTGAGTCCAAAAAAAAACTTTTGCATAATAAAAATATGGAATAATGATAGAACTAATATTGAAAATATTCTCGTTGATAAAATTAATAATATTAATCTTTCGTTGTGTTTATATAAAAATAATAAGGAACGTAACTAGTTTTCTTTATCATCTTCAAATTTAGGTGCAAGACACAATTTTATTTCACCTAGAGACGCAATACTATATTTAGTAATTAGTGGATAATCATTCTTTAGGAATAATTCTACTGAATTACATAGATTTGTACATTTACTAAACAATACAAGATATTTTAAAGAATAAATACCCTGTATTATATTTTCATCCGATTGATGAAAGGTTAACCCATTATTTGAAGCCCCTATACAGGTTTCTTGATGAGCGAACTGACCATCACAGCTAAATATTAGTTGTTTACCTATACTTTTAATTTCTATTTCTTCAGCAATATTTGACATATCCCTACAAATCTTTTGAAAATCAATTGAAGGCATTGTTATAACAGATTCAAATTCTGGGGAGGGAACCTGTAGTTCATTATCATTCAGATCCATTAGATTAAGATTAAATTTAGTTATGGAGTTTTTCTCACTATTTTCAATTTCGATATTCAATACACAAGTATTTTCCTCGGTTACATATAGTTTCAATATATCATTATTACCCATAATTTTCATTAATTTGTAAAAGTTTAGAAGATTTATGCCTAAAAGCAGCTTTTTTTTACAAACGTATTTCTCAAGATTTTCTGAGTTAATTCTTAAGTGAACTAAAACAGTGTGTGTAGAATCCATTGCAACTATTTTTAAACCATGTTCATCAAACTCAAAATTAGCATCAGTTAAAATTTCCTTTAGAGCCTCTATCAAGATTCTAAATGCAGCTGCCTGGACTGTGTGAAATTCAAGAATATTCATTATTCATTTTATTTAAATTATCCCTTTAAGTATTTCTTTTTAAAAAATATCGCCAACAATAATACTAGATAAAGAGCATAAACACAAACTAGATATTAATCCTACTAGTTTATCTTTCTGTCTAGCTAATATATAAAGAGACATTATATAGGTACTAATACCTATAAATAATATAAGATAATCTATATTATATATTGGAGCTATATTCACCTTACCTATTGTTATTTCTTTCTGGATTTCTTCGACTTCATTAACGAAATATGATGCTATATTTTCTGGTATTAATTTAATGACTGTATCACTAAAAATTATTAGTAATGGTATACCAAATAATAGATAAAATAAACTAAAACTCAATGCAGTTGGACCAAATGAAGCTGCGGACATGACTGTTAACACAATTACTATTAAAAATAATAAAAATAGTGTCTTCTTGTTTTTAAATTTACCCTTGGGTTTCACAGAATTTAATTTAATTGGTTCTTCTATTTTACTCATTATTATAAACTAAGTTAATATATTTATTATACTTGTAACAAATTAATAAATTTTTGTCCTATAAATATCTAAACACAATGTTGATATATTTAAACTTTCGCTTAAATGACGACTTATACCCCTAATATACGTACCACTACCTACATTCGCCTCTATTTCTATTACCTTATAATCACACTCTATTATATTCTTCCATGATTCCAAAATTTCTTCCTGTCTAAAATCATGTTTCTTATCTAATCTACCTATATTTGTTTTAACATATTCTATAATTTCTCCCTTATCCATCTCATAACCATCTAGAATGCTTATCTTATTTATCATAATAGTTTGATTAGGATAGACCTTTATTTCATCACGTTTATTATATTTTCCATAATACCATAATGGTTTCCCGTTATACCTTTTTGATGAAAATAATGGATAGGGTAATTCTTGTTTACCTACCAATGAACTTATTTTTTCTCTTAATCTAGGTATATCTATTTCTGTTTTATTTCCAACTATTTTACCTAATACATCATTTGTATCAGTTTCTACACCACATAATAACTTGAATTTATAGATTTTATTTAAATTATTGTAATTATATTGTTTGTAGCAGTCTTCATCCGTCAATAATAATAATGTTCCATGCGCCATAGGATCTAATCTCCCAGCATAACTAATCTTTTTATATTTTACTGATTTTACCGATTCTACTATTTCTAATGGAGTTTTTCCTATTGGTTTGTAAACATAAATTAATCCCATCTATATTAGTCGCACGTTTGATGTTTAAATATTAACATTATTCCTATAATAATAATAATTAATACCATACTACCGAGTATAATATGATTATACCTTTCAACTATAGATTTTTTATCATCAAAAAATGTATTCCTTTTGCAAGCCATATTAATTTGTTATGAGAAAATATTTTAAAATAATATTCTATATGTTTAAATTAATAATAGTTATAGTTTTATCTATAATTTTATTTCTTATTTTATCAAGAAATGTAGAACAATTTAATGACAAAAAAAATAATGATTTTTTTAAAGACAAAATAGTTTTAATTACTGGTTCTACAAAAGGTATCGGTCTTTCAATTGCTAAAAAAATATCAAAAACTGGTGCTATAGTTATAGTAAATGGTCGGGATGAAAAAAGACTAGAATCAACCGTGAAACTGTTAGAAAAAAACAATAAAAATAAAGTTAGTGGTATTCAGGCTGATATTTCATTAGAAGAAAATATAGTTAAAATGTTTGATGATATTATTAAAAAATATGGACGAATTGATATTCTTATTAATAATGCTATTGGTAGATACGGTAAAAAAAAATTAAGTGACAAAAAAATCAGTGATTGGAAAAAGGAACTTGATACAAATGTCAACGGGGTTTTTCATATTTCACAAATGGTTATTAATCATATGAAAAAAAAAGACCTTCCTTGTAAAATTATAAATATCAGTTCTCCTCTCGCTAAACATAGAGATACCACTGCTAGTTCTGGTAGTATTGCTCTAGAAAAAAATCTGATTGAAAGGATGAGTGACATCCTTGCACATGAAAACTTTGAAAAAAATATTTCTATTTCTGTTATTAGAATTGATAGTGGTAATTATAAAAGTAAAAGAGTTGATACTAAGAATATGGATAAAGGTATTATTAAAAGTACATATGAAAGCTTAAATAAAGTAAATGATATGTTCTATGATAACCCAGATAGTATTACTTCAATGTTTATAGATATACTCAAATTACCTCATCACCAATTAACCGGAAAAATATATTCTACATCATCCTATGGTGATAATAAAAATTTATCTAAAATAGTCCCCGCGTATCAGTTAATGCTTAATAAAAATCTTTTTAAAAAATATAAATTTACGAAAAAAAAGGCAAATCCAGATGATATACATATTACAAAACAAAACCCTTACGGTGCTTCAAAAAATATTAAAAAATTTCTAAGGAATTATGACCTAAGTAAAAGTATGTTTAATGTTAATACTGATAATGATACTATACTAACTAATAAATTAGCAGAAGAATTAGGGGTTAATAAAAATGAAATCGTTTTGTTTAAAACTGAATTCGATGCTATAAAAAAAATATTTTCTCTATTTGTTCCAAAATATAGTAATATTTTTTCGATGTATCCTAGTTCTGAATATATAGAATTACTCTCTAATGAAATGAAATTTGGTATTAAATATACAATTTTTACTGTGAATGACAAAAAAATACAACCCAAATTCAAACACATTTTAAGTTATATTACACCCAAAACAAAATTAGTTTATCTATCCAGTCCAAATGTAATAACAGGTCAGTCTATAATAGGTAAGGAATTTATAGAATTTCTCGATAAACTAAACGATAATATTGTTATTGTTATAGACCAAACATATCTAGATTTTGTTATAAAAAAACAACAATTTGACCCATTTAAATATCTAAATAAAAATGTACTTATTATAAGATCATTTAGTAATTTTTATGGATTTGAAAATCTTGAAATGTCATATGTTATTGCAAACAAAGATATATCACTCCTATTAAATGAAAGTAATATTATTCAAAATCAAACTGATAGACTCTCAGAAGAAATTGCCATACAGTGTTTAAAAGATAAAACACACTCTAAATTTATTAAAAATGAAATACACAAAGAAAAACAAAGATTATATAAAATTTTTGACAGAGAAGATATCGACTATTTCCCAAGCGAAGCAAACTATATATTGATTGACCCCAAAAAAAATAGAGAAGAAATTTCAAAAGAACTTGTTAACAATAATATTATTATTGAAGAAAGTGATCTTCACTATAACAACTACTGGCCTCTACCTATATCTACAAAAGAAAACAACGATAAAATAATAGATATATTAATTAGTAGTTTTTAATAAAATTTTTATAATCTTGTAAATATTATATGGATGTTAGAATTGATAATTACCAATTAAAATCTTGTATAATACTAAATGAGTAAGTTTAATTTTAGCAAATGTTTACAAAACAATATAATTATGGTTGTTTTAGGAGTTTTATTAATGTTTATTACATATAAAATGGTAAATAATACCTCTGATACTTTTGCCTTGACAGAGCATCAATATGATAAAATGTGTCCTGAGTTTAATGAGGATAAACCAAGACATCCTGGATATCTTTCCGGAGAACCACATTATAAGAAAAAAAGTAGTTTAATACTAAAAAAATGGGAATACTTTCCAGAAACAAATAAAGGTAAATATATTCCAGAGAGAGTACGTCCATGGTGTAGACAAAAATGTGATTCAGATCCTAGGTGTAGTTCATTTGCAACTCGAAACGAATTAAAAGAAGATCGATTTGGTCGTAGGACCTGTGTTATATACGGCAGGAAAAAAAAAATGTCTGGCGACGATTGGAAATTAGAAAATATTTCTATAGAAAAATACAAGGAATTTCACTTTTGGACACTTTATGAAAAATGTAACGAATCGTATTAGTTTACACATTTGAATATAAAAGTCTATTTAACCATTTATTATAGTCTATATAAAAACAAACTATTGTATTTATTAAATAATCTTTCATTACAATATAAATTATTTTTATATTAGTGTTCAATAACTATATATAAGTATTATGAATATTTAAATATTTCATATATCTATCATAATAAAAAATAATATTTTTGGTTTTCCCTTACCTTGTGATAACCAACTAATATTTCTTCTTTCTTAAAAAATATCTTTATATATATTTATATTTAATAGTAAAGGTATAATAAATTTTATAATCTTGTAAATATTATATGGATGTTAGAATTGATAATTACCAAATTCCAGAAATAATGGATAGTGAAATTTTTTTTGCTGGAGAATGGGTTGATGAGAATGCTTGCTATACCTTAACCAATGGGAAGTTTAACCCTATGACTCGTGGTCATGACGCTATTATTTTAAATGCGTTTGAAATGGCACACAAGAAACGTCTTGGAGGATGTCAGAATAATCATGTCTTTGTATTTACCCCACCCAAAGATGCTTATGTTACAGGTAGTAAAAAATTCTCGAATAATGCTAAAAAAGTAGTTCTATGTGATTATGATCGGGTTATGTTTCTTGCCGAGTTGTGTAGAAATATTAATATGAGACATTTTAGTGAAAGCCCTATTACTTTCAGTATTGTACCTCTTAACCTTTATACATTAAATTCGGTTTTTAAAAATTTAAATGTGCAAAAAAGTCTTGGATCTAACCGGAATAAAACCAGCGGTATGCCCAGACAGAATATGAAAAAAGGCCAGGAAGAACAGTTTATAGATATTATTGACGATATTTATGAAAAAACTGGTAAAATACCTGTAGAATACGCCAGTTCCTCATTAGTTAGATATGCTATTAACCATGAACGTGAAGATTTAGCTAAACAACTATTATCTGATTATATCGATGCCTCTAAAAAGAATTTTATACTCAAGTGCTATAAAGAAAGAAAGGCTTTGTATTCTACTGTACAAAAAAGCAAACCTATGAAAAGTAAAAGTAAAAAAGGTAGTAAAACTAGCGCTAAACCAAGAACTAAAAAGGTTAGTAAAAAATTACAAGATCTAACAAATAGTTTAAAATAGATTATATTATAATTAGTTGTTTATTTACATATCTTTAATCATACGATTAATAATGTCTAGTGTCTTTTTATCATTAAAACTACCATTCTTAGACTGTATCCATTTATCAATGATTGTTCTCTGTTCTTCGTTACACTTATCATTATTCCGGTTATCTTTGAGTGTTATCCTTTCTACTTTATTAGGTTTATTAGTAAAGTCATACGGTTGTTTGCCTGTCTTGTTCAAAGGTTCATCTGGTTGAGCTACCCCTTGACCTGGCTTGCTCTCTGGTTCTTTCTTTTCTAGTGCTTTAGTTTCTTCTTCTAGTGCTTTAGCTTCTTCTTCTAGTGCTTTAGCTTCTTCTTCTAGTGCTTTAGTTTCTTCTTCTAGTGCTTTAGCTTCTTCTTCTAGTGCTTTAGTTTCTTCCTGAGTCTTCTTTTCCAGTTCTGCTTTAGCCAAAAGATCATTTTTAAGTTGCTCGGTTACTTTACGCTGTTCTTCTTCTTCTTGGAGATGTACTGTATATTCGGTCTGTGCAACTGAATATTCCTTTTCTAGAAGTTCTTGTAGATCTTCGTCATCAAATTTATACGATTTTGATTCTTCCAATATTTTAAGTTTTTCATCTGGGGTTTTAGTTTTGGCATTCGCAATTTTGCTCTTAATAACACTAATAATATCACAGTTTACAATATATTTTTCGGCTTCTTCATGACTCATACTATGTTCCTTCATAATCGTATGAATCTTTGCTTCACTGATTTCGGCATTTGCTTTTTTTTCAATCAGAATACTGATATCATCCACCAATTGAATAGCCCGTTTCATAATTTCAGTATTTTTCCTTTCTGTTTTTGTGGTATCATTTGTTTTTTTCATTTCTTTTACTTCATCCTTAGACTTACAATATTTAATAGTCAACTCATCATTATCGAAATAACTTGTTTTAAAATCAACAAGATACTTATATATTTTTTTCATTTTTTCTAGATTAACGGTTGATGAAATTAGTTGTTCTTTACTACAGTTTCCAATAAAAGCAATAGTTGTTTCGTCTAAATTAATTTGTTCAATATGTTTGTTCTTTTGAGCTTTAACAAAATCAACATACATCTTACAACATTCTGTTGCTTTTTCATTCAATATATTTACCAAAGATTCGTCCATCTCCTTTGTATCATCAGAAATTTCTTTCCATGTTGATAACCCTACCTGGTCATCCATTTGTTTGCTATCGGAAATAATATGATTTTCATATTCAAATGTCATATGTTCACGATTACCACGCATTCCATTAGAATATAAATTTTTTCCAACTTCACCAATACCAGTCAGTGGATTTTTAGTATTACACAATCGATTGTTCCTGTAAATATCAATACCGGGAACAGTTCCTAGAAGTGGATAATCATTTAGTGGATTCGTAAGAACATACAATGTAATAACCCCTACCTTTAGTCTATTAGTATTTACCATTGTTTTATCTTCATTTTGATTTATAGGAATATTAATTTCACAAACAAACATATTCACATCTCTGTCATAGTAAATATCATAAATTTTCTTTGCCAAATAACTATCAAAAAGTTTGTGTTCTGAAGGGATGACCATTTTTCCATTGATATCAAATTCTACTTGACTTTCTACCTTATGATAGGCGCGTATCAAATGTCTCGATAGATTATCAGACGAAAATAGTTTAAAGAAACGATGGTTTAGTTCCAAATCAAATTCACTCCGATTTTCACCGTTGTATTCAACTGTATTATAAAGATTAGTGGGAATGTAGGTATTTTTAGATTGCATCTCAATAAAGTTAGTACCGATTGAATGTCCGGTGTTATCAAAATAACTTGTGATATGAATATATTTAGCAATATTGATTAGAGCTTTGTAACCACCCTTACCATACTTACCAATCTTATTTGTAGCAACATCTTTATTCCTCTCACCTAGTCTAAAGAATCGTTCTAGTGCTTCCCTTGATTTAAATCCTTGAGGGGAATAATCGACATACAATAGTTTACCAGTTGGAGTATCATAAGTAATTGTAATTTTGTTAGAACCACCCCAGTCCAAAGAATTATCAGTAAGTTCTAGAATAGATGTTTCAAGACCAGGTCCATCCCGACTGATATCTTCAAACCTTGACGTCACAGATTCCTCGAATTTGGAAAGAGACATGATTTTTGTTTTATGTGTATTAATTAATAGAAACAATATCGGAATTCAATTTTAATAAATATTAATTCTTTTTATTATATTAATGTATAATGAAATATTTATATGTTTTTATAATTGTTTTATGTTGGTCTATTAATCCATTCCTAAAAAAAATTGTTACAAACCATATACAACCTATCGAATATAATATATATAGCAATACTCTTAGTTTTATATACCTTATAATGTTTTCTCTCTATCAAAATAAATATAATATGTCTGGAATAACAATAAATATAGCGAATAAACTAAGCAAAAATCATATTGGTATTATGATGATTGTATCTATTTTAACACTTGTTCCATCTTATCTTATGATTGTTCTTAACCAAAAATATAGTGTTTCAGGTATTACAGCGGTAGTTCAGTCGCTAAATATAATAGTAACAACAATAATAGGTGTTGTGTATATGGGTGATCCAATAAATATGACAAAGATAGGAGGTATCTTAATGACCTCTTTAGGAATATACTTATTACAATAATTTATATTAATATATTATATGCCTAAAAAAACCAAAAAAAATAAAAAACCTATTAAAAAAACAAAATTAACAAAAATGGAAGGGAAAAGGATTCCTTGTATTAAAATCAAAACGCGCGTTAAAGATGATAAAGTTAAAAAAAATCCATATAAATGGAAAACTTTAAAAACTAAAAATATGTTTAAAAACAAAAAGATTGTTGTGTTTTCACTACCAGGGGCTTTCACTCCTACCTGTTCGAGTTCACATCTACCTGATTTCGACCAGAAATACAATCAATTAAAAAAAAAGGGTATTGATGAGGTTTATTGTTTTTCTGTTAATGATGCGTTTGTTATGCATAACTGGAAAAATAATCTTAAAATTAAAAAGGTTAAATTAATACCAGACGGTAATGGCGAATTTACTAAAAAAATGGGAGCTCTTGTTAAAAAGAATAATCTTGGATTTGGTGATAGATCATGGAGATACTCTATGATTGTTGACAACGGTAAAATAATAAAGGTATTTAGCGAACCAAATATGAAAGATAATCATAAAACAGATCCCTTTTCAGTTTCGAGCGTTCATTCTGTATTAAAATTTATTGGTTCAAAAGGTTTGTAAACTGAGAATGATGGTCCCCAAAAGAATCCTTGCTACTATATTTGTTTGAACTGGTTGCTGCTGCACCTTCCTGAACTGTAGGTTTTGTCTTTGTCGTCGTGTTAGATGTTGTGTTATTAAATACCTTTTCAGAAACTGTATGTTCCATAATATCTACTAATCCTTTTATAGTTTCTGTCATACCTCCGCCTGATTTTACTTTATTTTTATTCATTAATATTATACAATATTTAAACTGATTCTATTATTTCTTCTCTACTATATTCCAAATCATAATCTATAAAAAGAACTATAATAACAAATACAAATAGAGTTGTTGAAGACATAAAATGCCAGATATCATGATTATCAAAATAATTAAATAGAACACATTCTCTATTTAGTTTATTCGAATCTTGGATAGATACAAATGTATCATAGTCGGTGTTTGTATAAAAAAAGAGAGATATAATTAGAAGTATTAGATCTAATAGAATTAACCAGAATATAAATGGTCTAATTTTTTCTTTATTTATAACCTTTGTAATTAAATAGTATATAAAGTAAATAGACAGATTTACTATACCTATACAAAGTAACCATCCAGTAAAATAGGGTTTAAAAAAGGATGCATATACAAGCATACCTAATGTAAAACTATTTGAAAATAGAATCAACCAGAATTTTGGATTCCTAATTAAATTATCATTTCTAATAAGGTCTATAAATATTCTTAAACTTTTTAAATCAAAATCATACATTTGTCTACTATAAATATAGATAGACGTAAATACTAAACAGTATGACGTTATTAAAAATATTAGTGACCAGAACCAGATGTGAGTTGTTGTTGATGTATTCCTCAGTGATAAAATATTTAGAATTATTAGCATAAATATCAAAATATAAAATTTTAGTGGGTTGCACAAATCTCCAGTATGCCTTTTATTGTACAGTGTAAGATATGAATATAATATACCAATGAACATGAAGGTTGTATCGAATTGTAAATTTAATCTGCTTGGACATATATGATAGAGAGATGACGAAATTCCTTCAAAAATCAAACATAGTCCAAGAGAATAATATAGCGATTTATTGCGGTATATACCCAAATCTTTTAGTTCATATAAATTTCCTCTTTTGAATCTAACAATAATAATATACACTAACCCATAAATTATATATAGTAAATTTGATATAATATTATTAAATGCTGGTATAAAGGACCACGCATATTTACATTTAAAATTATAATAACAATTTACAACATTATTCGACTGGAACATAACAAATTGAAATGAGGGTGTAATATAGAATAATCCGGATATAATAAGAAATTTTAGGTATAGTTCAAGACTAGTATTTAATTCTTCTTTATCATAGTTCAAATTAATATAATCTATTTTAATCATAGACAAGATATAGTTTATTTTTATAAATAATAAAATATTTTATAATATTATAAGTATGATTTCAACCAAACAGTCTATATCCGTTTGTTTGATAATTTCAGTATTCCTATTATGTTTACACATAAAATCTTGTTATATAGAAATACATACAAAAAAAGCTAACAATGTAGTTGAAGAAGCGAATAATTTAGCAGAAGAAGCGAATAATTTAGCAGAAGAAGCGAATAATGTAGTTGAAGAAGCGAATAATTTAGTTGAAGAAGCGAATAATTTAGTTGAAGAAGCGAATAATTTAGTTGAAGAAGCGAATAATTTAGTTGAAGAAGCGAATAATGTTTTGGATGATAATGTATATGATAAAGCACTAGGCGACGAACTTAAAACAAAAATACCATACTGGTTATTTAATGTTCAGCCAAAGGGTCCAGTCGATAGCGATAGTCCAATAAATCCATATAATGCAGAAAGCAACCTTGGTGAGGTTGATTTTGAAACCGATGATTCTGAATCTGATTCTGATTCTGAATAAATTATATTATTTTTTTTCAAACACGAAGGTTGTATTTAGGAAACTATATTGTTTTAGTTTATCATTCATTTTTGAGGCTTCTCCATATTTAATTTTTTTCTTATTAAGGCGAGTGAAATAATCATCAAATGATTTCACCTCTTTTAGTTCTAGATCAAACTCCAATGCTTTAGTTTTAAGATATTCAAAATTTACTAACCATTCTGTTGTTGTATTTCCAATAGATTCAATGAATACATCTATAGGCATACCAATAGAGGATGAATCATTCCTCATAACATCAGTATCATACAATTTAGTTATTTTCCAGATTAGTTTATCTTTATCAAAAACAGAGATATCATTTTTATTATTAAGTAGGTCAAATACTTTTCTTCCATCAAGACAGGTACCAACAAACTTACCTCCTTTTTTTAGACTACCTGATACATTTGTAAGGAATGTATCCAGTTTAACCCGATTTTCAAAGAAATAGTGAAATGAGAATTGAGAACTTCCTATATCAAATCCTTTATTTGCCATATTATAGAATTTCTTTAATTTAGAACTTTTAATAAGGTCTGCAGTCGCATTACCATAAAGTATATCTAAATAGTATTTACTAAGATCATCTTTTGCTGCTACTCCATTTGAGGTTAGTTTAGAACTATCTGCCCATACAGCAAGAATATTTCTTAGAACTTCACTTTTATTTTTATTTCTTATATTTAGAACCCGATTACAAAGACCGTTATCTTTGTTGTCTAAATTATCTCTGTTTACATCTAATCCTACAACAAAACTGACTTTACTATCTAACCAATGATTAATATCACCACCTTTACCACAAGCGAAATCAATTAATTTACTATAGTGTTTTGAATTATTGCCTATAATTTGTTTCTTAATATAGGAATGGAAATCAGCCATCGGTTTAGTAAATAGTTTATTCCTTTCAATATTACCAAAGTAATACACATTTTCTTCGTTATTAATCGTTTTACCAGATGTTATAATTTCACGTGTAATCGGGTAATGAATCGACCTCCAAACATTAATTGCTGTAATAAAATCATTCGGAGAATCATTATTTCTGATACGCAAAGGTTTCCAGCAAAATCCTTCTCCATGTCTTTTATCATAACTAAATTCAACAATCATACCATCCTTAATTTTTTCTCTATTTTCTGTAAACAACGCATTATTCTTTACTGGTATGTATGCAAGTTCGATATTTTTTATATATGGGTTTACGGGTTGGAATGGAACCATACTATATTCTTTACTATATTCAATATCTTCATTCATAACACGGCATGAATTTACATTTGTATGTTTCTCAGAACTATAACCAACATTTAAAACTAAAGTTTTATAAGCTGTAACTCGTCCATTATGACTAGAATATTTAACATCATCCTGTCCATTTTCCTTTAGAATACTGACCCTAAAATCAATCGTATTCTCTTCAGGCGGTTTCCATTTAAATAATTTATTCCATCTACCCTGAAATCTAGCAGGTTTCCCGTCAATCTCATCACCAATAATAAGATTAACTGGAGTGAAAACTAACCCATCAATTTTATAGATATATTCTTTTTCTAATACCTTTTTTGCTTCACTAAAAATAGTACTGTCTTGATGTAAAGTGTGAATTTTAGTAAAGATTTGATTATAAATATCACTATCCTTTTCAACCATTTTTAGTTCACCTTCTAATTTTGTAATCTCTTCATCTTGTTCACGGTTATATTTTTCTTGATTACCATAATAGAATTGTTTTTTAATAAAATGTATAGTTGTACCTGTATTATTATTTACCTTAATATCTTTAAACATATCTGTCATAATCTCATCCCTTGAAATTTCTATCTTTCCTTCTTCTTTTTCTTCACTTGTTCTATTAAAAATACGTTTTCGTATGTCCTTTTTATTATGAAAATAGATGTCGAAAACTGCAAAAAGCATAATATTTTTGTCATTTTTATCCTTTAGAATTAATTCTCCATCCAGTATACTATTTTCAAATCCTTTAATTGAACATCCCAGTGGTTTGATTTCACTTTTTCGGTTCATTAGGAAAGCCTCCCCATTTTTTAGAATAATGCAAAGGTTTCTTTCTCCATCAGCCTTTTCTGTAACACTATAGTTTCTTCTTATTGAAAATAACTGTTTATAATCAACATAGCTATGTTTTTTAATATGATGGTGTTCAAGAGTAACATTCTGTGGAGCACTAAATTTATTAGAACCCATTAAGTTATTATATTCATCCATGACCTGTTTCTTATCATCATTACTTATAATAAAATTACTTTTGTTTACACCTTGTAAAATAATACCAACATGTTGTATAATAATATCTAAAATCCTTCTGTGTTCACCTTTATAATTAATATTATTTCCAAGCCATTCTAATTCAATCTCATATTCAAGTTGACTTTCTAATACACCAGAACTATCGAACCCTTTAGAATACTTAAATTCATATTTCTTTTTACCTTGTATTTCTACCATATCAATATCATCTAGTTTATCCCACCATTTATCAAAATTTACCCTTTTTGGTTTTACAACAAATCTTTTCAAAAAATCAGTAACATCCTTTTTTTTCTTTTTATAATTTTTTTCGTTAGTCATAATTTTGGGCGAAGATTTCAATACAGTAAAATCAAAACTAAAAAGTTTATCTTGAGTAATATAACTAAATCTCTTTTTATATCTAAAATATTTACCTTCTTTATCCCATGCATTTAGGTCAAATTCAGAAATGTCTTTTCTTTCTTCCCTTTTAAGATTGAACCGAATATCATAGTTAGAAACATCTACACTATCAGCCTTAGATTTTTTCATAATAGTAATATTTCTCTCATTTACTTCTGATAATTTATTACTTTTACAAAACTTAGTAATCGAATTTCCGCCTAGAACAGATACTCTAAAATCATTTTTGGGAATAAAAACATCTAAACTTTCACTAGAAGATTGTAGTGTAATATTAGGAATCCCTTTAATTTTTTTGATAACCCTATCAAAAGTGTCCTGATTTACTTTATTTTTTAGAACTACTTCTAATTCCATTGAAGGATCTTTTTGTGCTTTTTTAATTAGTGTTATTAAGGGTTGGATATGTTCCTTAATATTCATTATAATAATATAATATAATTATTTCTTAAATAATCAATTTTTATGTTAATAGCAATAAATCATCATAAAGTCTCTGTTTACTTTTCTTTTTATTATTATCTAATGTAATAGAAATATCATTATTATTTGCAAGTAGTTGTAAATCTGGCAACTTATAACTAGTAAACTTGTTCAAAATTAACTTTTTACTAAAATACGACAGAATTTTCTCAATATCTGAATAAGAGAATGAATTATTATGAATAGACATAAGAGGTAGGATATGTTCTTCCCACATTACTAGAATAATATTTTTATCTGAAGAACTAGTGATATAGTTATAATATAGTTTTTTATCAGGATCCAAAATATAAATATTAATCTTTTTGGTATCTGAAATAAGATTAAACACATCAAGATTAGATTTTACTGTTTCACTAAACATTAACTCCTTTAGATATGTTTCAATAGGTTTACGTTTAATATTATTTTTAGCATACATAGCTTTACTTTTCGTAAAAGAACTATTAATATTCTCCAGAAGGAAATCTCGGAACGTTGTAAGTGCATCCTTTTTACTAATATTACCTAGTCTAAAATCTTCACTTATAATAAACAGAATTGACTCAAACATATTAGAAGTTCCATATAGATAATAATTGTTTTTATCTAAAAAATCAAAATAACCAGGAATCTCAATAATTTCATCATGTGTAACAATACTTACTTCCTCAACTTTTTCATTCTTAATTTTTTCTGGTACTGATTCTGTCTGAACATAATCAGAATTTACAGTTATATTAGGTGTGTTAAATTTACTATTCTTTTGGATACACAATGAAATTTGTGAAAGGGAAGGCATAATTGATAATATAATACTATTATTATTATATCAATTTTTTAAATTAAATTAATTTAATATTTGTTTTGTCTCATCTAAAAAAATTAAAAAATTATTTATTTCATTTATAACTTTTTCGTCCAATTTATTAAGTATTAAAAATATACCATTTTTATTTTGTGTATAAAATACATCATATGTTTTTATTATTTTAAAGACTTCTATCTTCTCTATTTTAGATAAATTTTCTATTTTATTTTTCATATCTATATATCTTTCAAAAGTCATTTATAATAGTTATTTATATTAATAATAAAAATCTAACTTGTTATCGTCTTCTCAACCCACCACTATGGTCTATTAAATGGTCCATTCTATATCCTTTTTTATTTCCATAAACACTGGTTTCTTTAGCTGGGGGCATAACATAATCAGAATTCTCACTAATATTTTTAATATATCCTAAATATTGTTTAATATTTGTATAAATATTAGAAATACTGTAATCTAGAACTTCCTTATTTAGCTGTTTTACCTGTCCCTGGATATCAACAATACTATTTTTAGAAAATTGTAGATAAATAGACCTCATTATAATTTGCATTTCTTCCTCTGATTGATTATCAATATCATAGTTTAATATTTTTTTAATACCAATTCTTATTTTAGTATGTAAATTATTTATATTTTTTCTAGAAAAAAATACACCACTTACAATCGTTGGCGAAATTATCCCCTTAATACTATCATTAAAATTATCCTGTTTCTTACTTTCCTGAAATAAATTATAAGAAACATGGTTTTTAATTTCTCCTACATCCGGTATTAATCTATTATCATTTTTATCCTCCTTTATATTTTTAATTAGTGTTGTATCATTAAAATCATTTATACTACTGTAATCATTCAAAAACTCAATATCATCACCATTTATAACATTCATATTCATGTTATCATCTAAATCGGATCTTAAAGAACCCGTACCATTATTATCTAATGATTTAAATGTACTATCTATTTTCTCAAAGGATTCCTTACCATTTCCAAAAGTTTCAAATCCCTTATCTGCAAATTTAGTATCCTCTAAAAGTGTTTCCTTCCAGCTCATATCAGATTCGCCATAATAATCATCTAAAAAATTTGTATCCATTATATTAATTAATAATATAAAAATTTAATTATTTTTGACGTTTATACTAACTAAATTCTGTAAATCATTATTTAATATATAACCAGATAAATCCCTTTCTATATTTGTACATTCGACGTCGTTTGTACCAAAGTGAAATAATTCTGGATTAGCAACCTGTCTTAGCTCTTGTAAATCAAAAAAATCTACAGTTTCATAACCTTGAATTAAATCTATATTTGTCTTTGGAAGAATTTGAATTATATTATATAGTGTAGTTTGAAATAAAGCGTATGGTCTCCAATGATGGATGTTATCACGACTTAATCCTATAATAGTATGACCCTCATCTCTTGAAAGAAATTTAGTTAATTGAGGGTATTTTTTATAATCGCCTGGTGATTCTGGAATAACAATATCTTTAAAATGAATAGTATCACCAATTTTATATTCTTCAGAACTAAAATATTCGCCACAAGTTATTTCTATTAACTTTGATTGAAATTCAAGATGATTCAGACCTGCATCATATCCGTCTGTGGGTTGTGGCGGCAGGTCATCATCATTAACCAGAAGTCTATTATATCGAGCAGTGTAGAACTCGCCAAAAACGTCACCAGGTATACTAGTTGTTTCTTTTATAAATACATTAATTGGATTTTTATCAGATAAAGCATTAAATAATCTAGGTGCCATAAATAATCCTTCTCTTAAAAAACTACTATCTGTTTCGAACCCAGATACAGTTGAATTTAGTACACGCTCACCGCCGAAAATGAATTCATTACCATCAATGTATACAGATCTAATAAAAGGAGAAACAGCTGTTGAAAAAACATTTTTTATTGTAAGTTTATCATTCAATAATTTGATCGATTCTCCATTCGGTTTATAAAATTTTAAATTAATACTACTTAATATATTTTTCTTAAACAAGGTCGGCTCGCTCGACACATTCTTTAGAACTAAATAAGTATGAGGTTCATCCATTATAGATTCACCTATATTCTTTAATCCAGTTCGTTTATGCACCTTAATGACTGATTCATCAAGATAATAATTGTTTACCAAAGAAGCAGTTGAACTTTTTGGAATTATATTATCAATTATAAACATAGATGAAGACTTTTTATTACTTGAACCAATAACGTTACCATTTAATTCATTTACATGTACATTTATATATTTTAAATCTGATAATTTAGGAAAAGAAAAATTACTATGATTCATATCTTCATTCTTAAAGGGCAGCATACCTAATTGTTGTACTGCATGTAATTCTTTAACATTAATAAAAAGATTAGGAATAACAATATACTCTATATGAAATTCAGAAACATTATCCACCGATTTATACAACACACCTCGTCTATCATTTCTCTTATCACCAAAATTAAATGTATAATCAAATGTGGTATCTTCTTTTATTCTATCTATACTATTTAATATTATTACATTAGAACTCATTGACTATTTATTAGCAACAATCTTTAATTTCTTTTTTTTTAAATCATATCCATAACTTTTAAGTTCCTTTTTAATAGACCCAATATCTTCTGTCCACAAATCCCAATGGGTTTTACCAAGAAGTTCATCAAGTTCACCCTTAAGATTACTACAGTTTTTCTCCAAATCTTCTATCTTTTCTTCTGTAAGATTATCAATCGAAATCTTAAGTAGGTAATCATACTTATCATCTACCTTAGGATATTTTTTGTCTTCTAGTTGTTTAATAACATTTGCACGTTTAACCCTGATAACCTTAATCGTTTCATTAATAAATTCATTGATAAATCTAATTTTAATTTCCAACATATTAATTTTAGACTGAAGGTCTTTTACCAAGTAATCTTTACGTTTATGATAGAATACACCCCTAACACCACAGAATTCTTCAATGATTTCTGTTGTTGTATTATATTTTTTAATATTGCTATCTTTATCGAATAATACCATATTACTAAGATTAATAATCGAACACAACCTTAGTGCCTTTTCTAGCTTTGTCATATTGCTTTTTGCATCCGTTACATCAAGTCTTTCAATCAACTCAATGTCCATAAAAATCTCAAAGTGAATTCTAATATCTGTACAATAAGTATTATAATGTTTAATGATTTGTTTAGAATTCTTATTCTTAAGATCAATCGTGATTGATTCAAGAAATTCCTTATATTTATCAGTCCACACTCCTACTGGTAGTTCTGTAATTACAACCTTATTAGCATGAAGCGTATAATTCCCTTTAGTTTTATAAGATGTATCATTGATTTTAATAATTTTACCAGTAAATCCCCTATAGTATGGGGTCATTTCAGTCATTTCCTTTCCCTTGATATGTTTCTCAATATTAGAAATAATATCCATAGGATTATAGCAAGGAATATCTGTAGACCATCCTGTTCCAATACCTTGTGAACCATTAATTAGGATGTTTGGTAGAACTGGGACATAGTATTCTGGTTCAATAACTTTACCTTCATCATTAAGATAATTGAACAATGGGTAGTCCAAAGGATTAAACAGGGCATTTGTATGTTTCTGAAGAGCCGTGTAAATATACCTAGGTTGTGCCGAATCTTTGCCACCACCAACTCGTGTTCCAAACTGCCCAATAGGTTCGAGTAGAGGAAGATTGTTTGAACCAACAAAATCCTGTGCCATATTAACAATTGTTCCTTGTAGACTTACTTCACCATGATGATAAGCACTAATTTCACTAACAGCACTCGCCAACTGTGCAACTTTAATTTCCTTCTTAATACACTTTTTAATACAACCGAATAGAACCTTTCTCTGTGATGGTTTGAAACCATCTACAATACTAGGAATAGAACGAATATTATCTGAATTTGAAAAGTGTTTTAGGTCTTTGTTAATAAAGTCCTCAACCGCAATTTTACTTTGTGTGTAATCAAGTGTTTCTTGACGATTATAGGTAGAAAGCCATTGTTTCCTCTTATTTGAACTACCTTCTTTCTTACCAAAAGCAAGTTCCATAGAATTTTTATCGTTAACATTATCTGAGGTATACTCTACCATTTTTAGTTCTTTAAAATATTCCTTCGCTTCTTTAGCAGTACTCGTTCCCAATCCTTTATAGTATTTAGCTGAAAATTTCTTTGTTGTTTTCTTTTCCCAAGCTTTGAAGTCTGGAATACTATAGAATGGAATAGCCTTTTTATTACAAGTAACCTTGATAATCGGTGTAAGCATACTATTTTTGAAACCATCATAATTAAACAAACTAGGCCATAGTGTCTCAAATAGATTGAAGAGAAGACCCTTGATATGTGAACCATCTTCATCCTGATCGGTAAGACATAGAATCTTACCATAGCGTAGTCTATCAATAGATGTATATTCTTTACCAATTTCTAGTCCAAAAATCTTAATAATATTTTTAATTTCTTCATTCTCAGCAATCTTTTTAATATTCTTGATATCCCTAACATTAAGCATCTTACCCTTTAGAGGAAACACACCCCAGTAATTCCTACCAACAATATCTAGACCTGACATCGCTGTAGATTTAGCTGAATCTCCTTCTGTAATAATTAGGGTGCATTTACCACTTTGCTTCGAACCAGCAAAGTTAGCATCTTCCAACTTAGGAATACCCTTTAGTCTACTCTGTTTCCTACCATCATTCTTCTTAAGAGATTTCATTTCTTTCAAAGATGACAGTTCCATAGATTTTTCTACAATACCACTTTTACTAAGATTATCAATAAATTTATCACTAATCTCAAAAGTAGAACCAAATTTTGCCCGGTTTGTAGTCATACATTCTTTTGTCTGACTATCAAAACTTGGATTGTCGATAATACACTTAATGAATACAATAATATTATCCTTAATGAAATTCTGTTTTACATCAATCTTATGTTTTTTAGAAATAAATGCACTTAGTTTCTTTGTAATTTGTGATACAATATAATCAACATGCTTACCACCCTTAGATGTAGAAATACCATTTACAAATGAAACCTGTTCAAAGTTATGATTTGGTGTCATCGCCACACCAATCTCCCAGCGTTCACTCTTTTCATACACCCTAAAATAGTCCTTCTTAGGACCCAAGAATAGGTCAATATATTTTTCAAAATTTTTACTTTCTAGTTTTTCATCATTGAAATAAACAACTACACTATTATCCGTACAACAAGTAAGATCATAGGCGCGTTTCTTCATAATCTTAATCATATCATCTGTAATACCATCAGACTTGAACCTTTTATAATCAGGTGTATAGGTAATTTGGGTATAAGGTTTAGATTTATATGTAGTAATTTTAGGTTTATCCTTTCTAGTTTTGTTATCGTAAAAGGTAATAATACATTTCTTTTTTAGTGTATGATCTACAGTTTCCACACAAAACTTGGTTGAAAATATGTTTGCAAGTTTTGCCCCATAACCATTCTTACCACCAACATGCTTTAGTTCTTGTTTATTATAGTTTGAAGATGTAAGCAAATCGCCAAAAATCATTTCTGGAATATATTTTTTTTCTTCTGGGTGAATCTTAACCGGAATACCTACACCATCATTATAGACACTAATTTCACCAGTATCTTTATTAACTGTAATTTTAATAGCTGTAACCTTATAGTCTGAATTACTTTCTTTCAGACGGGTATACTGGTCCAAACTATTAACAATAATTTCATCATATAGTTTATATTCTCCAGGGATATAAGTCAAATCACCTTCTTGCATCCTACTATCATCTTCATTATAATACCACGTATGGATAGTGTTTTGTTCTGTATCACCGATATAGGTATCCGGTAGTTCAAGAACATGCTGTTCGTGGGTAAACTTTTTATAGGATTGAGTCGCCATTGTGTATTAATCGGTTGTATTTTTTAAATAAATCAATTTTATTTAATATTATTTTTTTATCTATAGATGTTATAATGATTAACAAAATTCTAATTTACACTATCTCAATAACTATATTACTATTAATTCTATTATTTATTAATAGAATTATAAACTATAAAAAAAATAAAACCACAACAACAACAAGAACAACCCAACCCCCTAAAGAGTTACGACCTATTATAATTAGTAATTCTATAGAAGACCAATTCTATTGGGGTAATGATGAAATGAAAAATTAAATTATAAATATATATTAATATGAATATGAATAAATTTATTAAAAATTTAAGCACTGTAAATATAGCACTTCTTGTTGTTTTAGTGTGCATCTGTTTAATATTTCTATCAACTGTAATAAATAGTAAATATAAAAAATATAAAACAAATAATAGTGTAGAACAAACTATTAATCGCATTAAAGGCATTCGTGAAGGATTCAAAACAAACGATTTCAATAAAGCTAATATGAATAGTGGCAAACAAGCAGAGGAACTTATCAATATAGCTGCTGAAAAGGCGGCAAAAGAAAAAGAAGAACAGGAACAGGAAAAACTTGAGAAGGAACAGGATGGTGTTGAAGATCCAGAATTTGGTGATCCCGATGAAGAGGTTGGATTGGGAGAACTTGATGGTAATGAAGGTTCTTCTCTTGATGTTATGTTTGAAAACTTAAAGAGCTTAGAAAAAAAATGTAAAGACTATGAAGACAGTCAAGAAAAAAATGACTTGGATGATAAAAGAAAACACGAAGAACTAATCCAGGAACAGCTTGATATAGAAAATGTAAAGATTAATGAATTAACCCAGATTGTTAATTTTTATAGAAAAAAGTATACAGAGAAAAAATCGGTAACCGGACAATGTAGAAAACAAAAATTTGGCGAACTTGAAAAAACTATGAAAGATGTTGTAGAACTAAGCAACCAACATAATAATAGTGCTAGTAAACACGAAGTTAATGTAAAATTACCATCTAATTAAAATAATCTTATATAATATACAATGATATATGTAAATATTATGGTATTTTTATTACTATTAACACTTATTTTACCTAATTTTATGAATAGTTCTATTTAATATTATATTGTATAAATATAATGAATAACTATATAGTTTTTTTAATACTATCTCTAATAACTATTTTTTTATTAAAAAAATTATTAGAGCAAAATGAACAATTTTCAGTTAATGAGTCTGAATTCCAATCTTACCAAACCGCATTAAAACTCAAGGATGAAAATAGATTAAAAATTATCAAAGATGATTCTTCTTTATTTGCACAGTTTTGTAATAAAATTAAATATTTTGATGATAACTACGATTCCTCATCTAAGATTAAAATGTTTACAAAATACTCTAAACAAAATATTATTAAAAAATTAAAGAAAAAACAGGACAAATTACTAAAGGAAACCTTTGACCTCCAAGAAAAAATATATAATAATAAGGATGATATTGAATACCATAAAAATTATGAAGATTTAATCGATGATAAAACAAAACAGTATATACAGGTATTAGATAAAGCGATTGAAAATATAAAGGAAAATATTAATATTACACCTAAGATTGAATATTAAACATAATTTTAAATTTTAATATTAAATAATAGTAATGAATACTACAATTTATTTAATAGTAATTATAATAGTATTGCTATTTCTGATAAATATGTATAATAAAATGGAAGGGTTTACCAGTTCTAATAACATGTTAACTATTAATAAATATTTTATAGAAAATATTGTACCTTTATCAGACCCTAAAGAGACTGGTTATATAATTACTGCAATTAATCCTAATAAAGGTGAATTTAATCCTAATCACCTCTATAAAATTTATAGTTTGAAAAATATTAATAAAAAGGATGATACACATCATAATAACTATAAACCTTTGATGAATGGTAAAGTTGATGATTCTACTTTAATTGTACACTTGTTATGGCATCATGATGAATTAGATAATAACTATAAATCAATGGGCAAACGATTAATGTGTGTTGGTCTAAAACATGTTAATAGTAAACCGGAATATACTATCTATTATAAACAAACAAGTGATATAGAAAGTAAATGGATAGAATACCCCAAACAACACAAAGATAAATCTATTAAAAGTATAATATATGATCTGAATGATAATTTGTTAGGTATTGATTATAGAGATAATCAGATTTATCAGTTAGATGATATGACACATATTTGGAATGGTCCTATTAACTATGACCCTAATATTAACTTACATAAACTTGTATTTAATACAGAAAAAATTATGGTTTCTATAGATGTTTATGGAAAAATTCACAAACATTCATCTGTTGATTGGAAAAATACTCCATGGATTAAATTAGATGAGCTTAATAAACCAAATCATAAAACAGATAACGTTATTCCAGAATATTTATTTTATGATTTAATTTATGATTCTGATGGTAAATTCATTGCTTTAGCTAAAGAAATAGATTATGAATTAAATAAACAAACCAGAATATTAAAACAATTTGTAAATCAATCTAAGTTTGTTGATTATTATGAAGATGAAAAGGTAAACCAGGTTGTTTCTAAGGATGAGAAGGTTCTATCCAAAAATGATATTATTATGTATAAAACTGGTATTGATAGTAATAAATTCGATTATCTTGCCTTAGATGATGAAACAATTCTTAGAAATAAAGATAAACCGGAATTGCAAAGAAAAACCGTTGCTATGATTAACCTAAATCACTATCTTAAAATAAAACGCAAATTACTACAAAAATGTAAAAATTTAAGAAATTCATTTTCTAAAACTAAACTTAAAAAACATGATATTAATTCTAATATTTCGGTTTATAATACTATAGAAAGTATTATTAGTGACCTTGATAAAAAATACGATAATTAATTATATAATAATATATATAATATGAATACATTTACTAATGAAGAAATAGAACAGGTTGTTATACCTAGGTCGCGTAATATTACTAAATCCAAAGTAGATATCGCTAATTTATCTTCTGAAGGTAGTGATGAAATTATGAAAGAGTATATTAAAAATGTCAAAAATAATACAAAATGTTCTACACCTAGATTTACTAATAATTTCTTATCTAAAACTAGTATTGAATCTATTGAAAGACAAAAATTACTACAGATTGTTAAACTTAATGAACTAAAACATATTTTAATTAAACTATCTATTATGGAAAATTTAAATAATACAGAAAATTAAATATAATTATATATCATAATATGATAAACTATATCAATCTTTTTTTTATAGTTTTTAACATTTTTTTGTTATTGATTCTTTATAATAATAACAAAAACAATATAGAAACCTTTACAAATAAAAATGATACCGAATGTATGGAAAAAACCAGTTCATGTCTATACGATGAATCTAAAAATAAAACCGAAAACAGAACAAAATGTATGGAGGAATGTAAAAAATATCCCGATTGTGAAGAATCCGCTTGTGTTACAAAATGTATAGACAAAAAATGTAGCAAATGGACTTCATCTAAATGTGACTTCACTCCATTTGGCAACAGTATAGATTCTTGTACTAAGGTATGCCTTGATACACCTGGCTGTAGTTACACTAAATGTTATGATAAATGTAGTAACTGTAAAAGCGAAATGGACTGTCCCTGGTATAAAAAAATAATTAATGAACAGGAAATATTTATTAAACAAAATACATCCAAACTAATAGATCCTTCTGCCCCCTTACCACCTACTATTTTTGTTACTGTTAAAGATGACCATACTGCAAAAGTTCAATTAAATCCACCATTTTCCATAAAATCATCCAACTCTACCACCGAAGCCGCTACCACTGAAGCCGCTACCACAGAAGCCGCTACCACTAAAGCCGCTACCACTGAAGCTGCTACTACCACTGAAGCTACTACTACCACTGAAGCTACTACTACCACTGAATTCGAAGGATTTACTACAGAAGGTTCTACTACTGAAGGTTCTACTACTGAAGGTTCTACTACAGAAGGTTCTACTACTGAGAGTACAGTTCCACACGAAATAGATTTTAATAAATTAGATGTAGGTATAAACTCATTTATGTATATTGTTTATAAAACACAAGATAAAAATAGCGGGACAAGAATAGGAACACATTATTTATCATATGATGATAAAAAAGAAATAAAAAGTTATAATGAGAATAATGATAAAAATAAAAGATTACCTTTAATAGAATTTGATATAGGAGATTTAGATAAAAATACATTCTATAATATAGCTATACGTTCGTATAGAGATGATGATACAATAAGTCCATTATCTAATATATTTACTATACTTCCAAATAAAGAGAAGAAACATAGTGTGCCAAGACTAATTAATGACAAAAATAGCAGTAACAGTAATATTAATACTGATATAGATATTGAATCTAAAATATGCAATAATGAATAATATAAAAATATCTAATTAACATATATGAAATATAATAAACTTATAATTTGTTTAATTACCTTTTTAATTGGTGTTCTTATTTATAAAATTAAAAATATAAATAGAACAGAAGGATTTAAAGATGTAGAATCAGATTATACACGGAAGATTGGACTCTGTAAAAATTGTAACGGTGGGTATAAACAGTTTACAGGAGACTCCAATGATAAGACTACATATAATACTTATATAGAAGGCCTCAATATAGACAAATGTAAAGATAAGTGTATGAACGAGTCAAATTGTTTTAGTATTTCCTGGCAAGAAAACTATAAGAATGCCTCGACTGTTGGTCAGTGGTGGCCCACCAACTTATGTAGACTTCATTATTATAATGACCCTGGATGTACAGATATTAACAAAATTTCAGGGGATACCTTCTACGCTGATCATCGATGTTTTATTAAAACCAACAGTAAGTTTGTACCCCCAAAAACAACCAAAGCACCTACAGACGCACCTACAGACCCCGGATGTAAAGATACAAATGAACAGTGTGCAGCTTGGGCGAAGGATGGTGAATGTAAAAATAATCCTGCTTATATGCTTCCCAATTGCGCGAAGAGTTGTAACATGTGTGGTCCTAAAGAAATACCTACAGACGCACCTACCGAAGCACCTAAAACTTCTAAAAAGGAATACTCTCCTGGGTGTTATATCTTTACAAGAAACTGCAATGATAATGAATACTGGAAAGAAAACTCAACGGGTGAATGGTATAATGATGAAGTAGATGGCGTTTCTCCTGTTAATTCTAAATATGAATGTAATAACAAACAAACAAGTGTAAAAGAGATGTGTGGGACGAGAGCTTACGTTAGAAATATGTATGTTCCAAGACCTAATACAACTTTAGATCCTAACGCAACTACACCTGAACCTAAGCCTACTACTACTAAAAAGCAATACTCTCCTGGGTGTTATATCTTTACAAGAAACTGTAATGATAATGAATACTGGAAAGAAAACTCAACTGGTGAATGGTATAACGATGAAGTAGATGGCGTTGCTCCTGTTAATTCTAAAGAAGAATGTAATAACAAACAAACAAGTGTAAAAGAGATGTGTGGGACGAGAGCTTATGTTAGAAATATGTATGTTCCAAGACCTAATACAGAAGCACCGATTAGGGTTTCCCCTATTACCAAACAACCTTATACATATAAAGCCGGAACAGATATATATGAATTAAAATGGAACACCGGTGCAAAAATGACTGAAATGTATCCAGCCGCAAAACTATTAACAAAAGATTATACAAAATATTTCGAACTTAAGATTAGTAGTGTCCTATTAGACGACCTATATTTATCCCCACCAGAGTTTGAGATTGATAGTATAGATGTTACAGATGGTTGGTTCGGTGGTAATTTTAGAATTGTAGCTAAACTATATGGTAAACTTGATAAAAAGGTATTAGATGAATATTATGATTATATAATTTTAAGAACTCTAGAAAAGGTAGTAGAAGAGTATAATCCAAATTCTACAACTGTAACTAATACTACAGTTGCCCCTGTTACAGTTGTACCTATTAGTGTTTCTCCTGTTACAGTTTCCCCTATTACCAAACAACCTTATACATATAAAGCCGGAACAGATATATATGAATTAAAATGGAACACCGGTGCAAAAATGACTGAAATGTATCCAGCCGCAAAACTATTAACAAAAGATTATACAAAATATTTCGAACTTAAGATTAGTAGTGTCCTATTAGACGACCTATATTTATCCCCACCAGAGTTTGAGATTGATAGTATAGATGTTACAGATGGTTGGTTCGGTGGTAATTTTAGAATTGTAGCTAAACTATATGGTAAACTTGATAAAAAGGTATTAGATGAATATTATGATTATATAATTTTAAGAACTCTAGAAAAGGTAGTAGAAGAGTATAATCCAAATTCTACGTCCGTATCGTCTAACAATGGGTTTCAAACTACTACTGTACCTAAAACAACTGCAAAAATTTATAATCCAGAAGAGTTAAGTATTGTTAATGATGTCAGTTCTAATGGGGAACGACAGTTTCGTTTAAAAGTTTCTAAAAATGGGGTAGAAAATAAAATGGAATATGCTGACCAGGTTCTAACTCCCGAAACAATTACTACATATGTAAATGAAGAAAATATAAATTTGAATATAGATCCAGAATTAAAGAAATGGATTATGAAAAAACTAAAGGAAAATCCTAATATACTACCAATAACTAGAAATAATAATGTAGAAGAATCTAAAACAGTGAAGTTTAAATGTTCATCCTAAATTAATTTCTATTAGTATTTTAATGAATAATTTTATAATAATAATTCCTATTTTGGTAATACTATTTTTTTTATTAGTTGTTAAGCGTGTAGAAAATTTTGAATCAACTGAACCAGTTAGCGCAACTAATATTGCAAAATTACACAATGATATAGCAATGTCTATTGGTTCAAATAATAATACTAGCGAACCAGGAGTTACCAGTTCCAGTGGATCTTCAAATGGTAATTCAAATATTAAAAATACTCAACTTGAAAGAGTGGCAAGAGAAATAGCAAGAGAATACTGTCCTTGTGATAAAGATTTTGATATGGATGATTATGTCCCAAAAACATCCCTCAAGGATAATTGTCCTAAGGTCCCAAATCTTGATGACTACATACATAAATCAGCTCAGCAACCCCAGCAGAAATGTCCGGCATGTATATGTCCAACAATTGACCTAAAAACCCCAGATCTAACTGAATCGCAGTGTAAAAATTTATTTAAGAAATGTAAAGATAATAAATCATTTTTACAATCTCTTGATGACCACATTGTAGATAACTTTAATAAACCTATCTGCCCTAAGGCCCCTGAGTGCCCTAATGAGGAAAAAATTAGAGAGAATATTATGTCTAAACTTAAATGTCCACCACCAGCACCTTGTCCTGTCTATAAAGATGTTCTTCCTCTAATAATGAATCTATTAGAACATAACACAGATGAAAACACGGTGACATTAAATAGAGTTAGAGAACTTCTTAAGGATAAAACCAAAAACCCCCCTTCTACTACACTTGGTCCTTCTACTACACTTGGTCCTTCTACTACACTTGGTCCTTCTACTACACTTGGTCCTTCTACTACACTTGGTCCTTCTACTACACTTGGTCCTTCTACCACTCTTGCACCTGGTAATACTCTTGCCCCTGGTAATACTCTTGGTCCTTCTACTACTCTTGCACCTGGTAATACTCGTTCTCCTGCTACTACTCTTGCACCTGTCACTACTCGATCTCAAGTTACCTATAGACCAGAAACAACAACAACAAAAATGGGTATGAATAACCATAATCATTATAAGAATAATAATGTTACGGTTGACCCTTCTAATATTAATAGTTTGTTAGAAGACCAGAGAGCAGAAAATATGAATTATAATGGAGAATCAGAGGATGATTCAAATGGAAATGATTTTTTCCCGGCAAGTAACTCGGAAAAATGTAAATCACTACCTCTCCGAATATAAATTATTATAGTTATATATAATGTTATATCCATTTCTTCTATTATTATTTTTAGTAATTATAGTGTGTGTAAGTTGTTATAAACCAGAACCATTTATTCCAGGAAAATCATTTGCAAGATATTATAAACCACAAACGTGTAATACCCATGATGACTGTTTTAGAGGTAGTGTATGGAGATCTGAAATATATCAGGATGTTTGTCAGCCACCTGGAAAGTTAAATCGGACTAAAAAACCTCTTATAACAGATTGTATTAAACGTTTGTAAATGAATCATACTCGTTTGATAATTTTTTTTTTCTAAATGGAGAATTGGGGTTCCAGTAACACCAATACAACCAGTTATATATTTTATAGATATAATTATAATAAACTATACTTTCAGACCTAATTATATGTACTTGTTTTTTAAAATCATTAAGAAACAGATATGATATGTCAACCTGACTTAGTAATGTTTTATCCCATAATAATGAATTATTTATAGCTAATTTTTTTTTATTATTAAGAACAGAATTAAAACTTTTATAACGGTCAGAATTATCAAATTCCTCTTCTAAATAATGTGTTTTATTAGAACCTGACAAAACATATAATGTATTTGTTTTAAAATTCTGATATGTTTCTGGTAATAAATATTTCCTAACAAAATATTCGCTAATATAACTATTATAATTAATATTATTATCATTCAAATAATGGTATAAACACATTTCAAATGAATTATAAATAGAGAAATCACAGGTGTCTTCACTAAAGGTATGATTATTTGTATCACATATATGATTCTTAAATTTTTCGGTATTAATGTCTTTAATTAAATTATAAACTTCATGTTCAGGTATTTCCTTTCCAATATTATGCATAATAACTTTAATAAATAGGTTATTTAGAATAAGATTCGTATTTAGATGTTGATTATTTAATATCGTTATATATAGTTTTTTAAGTAATTCTATATTTATAAATTTACTTTTATAAATATGACAACAGACAACTTCTAACGAAAAAACCTCAATTAAATTATAAATATACTCATTAAACCTCTTATTTATATCATTTGTTATAATACTTTTTAAAGTTATAGACATGTAATATTTCTATTTATAAAGTATTTAAATCGTTTATTTATGTCTCTTATAAATAATCCTAGAGAAACTTTAATTTTAGCCAAAGATAATCTTTTAAATAGTAGTTTAGAGTTATTTACAGAACACCAAAACGTTATAACAAAAGGTGTTTTATTTATTGGTGGGTTTACATTAACTTCTATACTAACAGGCGATTCTTCTATATTTTATTATTACTACTGGTTTTTGTTAGGTGTTCTATCAACTATAGGGTTCGGGGTTGGATTGCCTACAGGTACATTATTTCTTATCCCGACTATAATTAATAATTATAATACAACAACTATAACTGAAACAATTAGTTCTGATGTTTTCTGGAAATCTCTTCCTATTGTATTGTGTTGGGGAATAGGAACAGCTATAGGTGAATTGCCACCCTATTTTCTGGCAAGATATAACCAGAAGGAATATCAAGAATATGTAAAAGATTATTCGAAATATATAGGTTATCTAAAAAAAAATAGTTTCGTATTTATAGCAATTGGATCATCCTGGCCGAATGTCACATTTGATTTTGTTGGAATGTTATGTGGACTAAATGATATATCTGTTTTTAATTTTATAATTCCTACTATAATAGGTAAAGCTTTCATAAAGGCTCCGTTCCAGTTATTATGTGTAATTTATTTCTATTCTGAACTATCGAATAATAAGATGATAATTACACCCCCATCCTACATTGCATATATACTAAATATAATATTTAGTTGTATTATCGTGTTATTTATAAAAAAAACGATTGAAACCCTAGCAGATAATGAATTAAAATCAAAATTGATTTCTGAAAAATAATAATTTAATAGTAACAACATGAAATACCTTGTTATCCTCGAATCTGGGACTAAAATTGATAAATTTAAAAAGATTCTAGGTAAAACAGACTATGTATTTTGTGCTAGTTTTGGTCATATCAGAGATTTAGAACAAAAAAAAATGTCTATTGATATAGAAAACAATTTCAAACCAACTTATAAAACAATACCTGGTAAAAATACTGTTATTAGTAATATTAAAAAATTGTATAAAGATTGTGACCGTGTCCTATTAGCTTGTGATAATGATAGAGAAGGAGAAAGTATTTCTTGGCATCTTTCCGAAGTTCTAAAACTAAAACAAAATGAACGTAAGAGACTTATTTTCAATGAAATTACAAAAACAGCCGTGATTGAAGCAGTAAAACACCCAAAGGATATTAATATGAATATGGTTTATGCACAGCAAGCAAGACGGTTGCTTGACAGAATTATTGGATTTACAATATCTCCTATTCTATGGAAACATATACAAAATTCATATAGCAAGGAAAAAACACTATCAGCGGGTAGGGTCCAGAGTGTGGTTCTGAATTTGATTATAGAAAGAGAAGATGATATTAGTAAATTTAAAAGTGCTAATAGTTATAAGGTAAACAGTATATTTATTAGTTTAGGTAATAATATAACTTGTGATTTGAATAAAGAAATCAAAAACAAAAAAGAAACAACTAACTTTTTAGAACAATGTACTGATACTACTTTTAAGGTGGATGATATTAAAAAAAATAAATTAGTAAAAAAACCATCCCCTCCTTTTATTACATCTAGTCTACAACAAGAATCAAGTAATAGGTTTAGGATGTCCCCAAAAAGCACTATGTCTGTTGCCCAAAAATTATATGAAAAGGGTCATATCACATACCATAGGACAGATTCTGTAATTCTTTCTGAAGAAGCTAAAAAAAATATTAAGCAATATATTATTGAAAATTTTGGAGATAAATACTATAATAATAATACCTTTAAAAATAAAGATAGTAATTGTCAGGAAGCACACGAAGCCATCCGTCCAAGTAATATTAGTTTCACTCCAGAAGATCTAGAACCAAATGAAGAGAAGTTGTATAATCTTATTAAAGAAAGGACACTTTCATGTATGATGGCTGATTCAAAATCGGAAATCACCTCTTCCTTTATTAAAAGTGAAGATATAGAAAAATACTTCTTTATCTATAAAACCGAAAAGGTTCTATTTGATGGATTTATGAAACTACAAAAGAAAAAGGAGGTTCCTAAATCTAACACACTTACTAAGGGCGAAGAGATTGATTTTAAAAATATTAAAGCAACTGAAAAATACACAAAACCTAAACTCAGATATACCGAAGCAGGACTTATCAAAAAACTAGAAGAACTGGGTATAGGACGACCTAGTACGTATGCGTCTATGACTAATATTGTTCAGGAACGTAATTATGTAGAGAAAAAGGATATAGAAGGTTGTGATGTAGAACTAGATGTTATAGAAATTAATAATAATGATAAAGAATTGTATCCAAGTAAACTAAAAACAAAAAGCGGTGTAGAAAAGCAAAAACTGGTTCCTACTAATATTGGCGGTATTGTTAATACCTTCATGGTTAGTAATTTTAAATACCTTATATCTCCTGATTATACATCTATTATTGAACAAAAGTTGGACGAAATTAATCTTGGTAAACTAAACTGGTATGACTTTTTGAAGAATATCTATGGTGACCTAAAATCAAATAGTTCTATACTTATTGATACGACAAGTCTAGAAAAAGACAAATATAAAAGAGTTCTTGGAAAACATCCAGAAACAAAAGGAGAAATAGTTTGCTATATTGGAACATATGGACCAGTTGTGAGACACACCAATAAATCTAAACATAATTATTCACCTATTACAAATATTAATATAGAAGATATAACACTAGAAGAAGCTATTAATTTACTTAAATATCCAAAAAAACTTGGTAAGTATAAAAACAAAGAGGTTGTTATTAAAAAGGGTAAGAATGGAATATATCTAAATTATGACAAAAAAAACTTTTCAATCCAGGAAGAATGTAGTTTAAAAGATGCAACAACGATTATAACTTCGCAAAAGAATAATCTTATCAAAACAATTAATAAAGATATTATCATTAAAAATGGACAGTATGGTCCATATATTCATTATAAAGCAAAACATTTTATAAGTATTAAAACAGACCCAGAAAAATTATCAGAAGAAGATTGTCTATTACTCATCAAAAAAAAATTCAAAAATTAATTGGCATTAAAGGCAACCGGTTCGCTTGTTTCTTTAAAATCAGCCGGATTAAAAATAGCACCATTACACCATTCCTGATTTTTAATAGTTAGGTCCCGAATGATCATTTTGCGACTAGTTCTTTCGTTAAATAGACCACTTTTAGCGCTATCTGTAAAAATTTTATCTAGGTTAGAAGAATCATCGTGTTCTATAAGTTTATTGTGTATATTGAATGTTTTATGTTTGTCCGCCTTTTTATTGATATTTAGGAGGAATGCTTCATCATTCATATAACCCATATTTTGTTGGTCATAGTGATCATTAAATGTATCCTTATTTTCTAATAGTTTTTCAGATGAAAGAGGGTATCTATCATCATGTCTATCATATTTTTTAGGATTAGTACTTTCCCTAACCCGAGGTCTTGGGGGAAGGATATTATTTTTTATTTTATTATCAATCGGTTTAAATCGCCTATAAATAGTATTATTTTCTGCACATTCTTTATTATAATTATTGTAAACAACCGGATTAAAATCACACGGTAGAACACGAGTAAATTGATTACTAATATTTGGTTTCTGCTTTAAAATCTGTTGGTATAAAGACATTTACTATTATAATATATTTTATTTATTAAATAAAATTGATTAAAATAATAATTACATATAATAACATAACTTTACACTAAACAATGTCAACCGAAACAGAAAAGAAAAACCCGTACAATTTCAACAATAAACTTATTACAAAAGAATTCGTAGAAGACATACTACAACAATATGAAATCTATGAAATCACAAATCTTAAAATTTACCAGCAAGCATTTACCCACAAATCCTATTCTATTACAAAAAATAATCTAGAAGATATTATCGATAAACCAGAAGGAGGGTTAGAACTAATGGATGGCGACCTTGAACGTATCGAATTTCTAGGCGATTCTGTTCTTGGACTAGTTATTGCTAAATATCTATTCGAAAGATACCCCAAACAGAATGAAGGGTTCCTTACTAAACTTAAAACAAAGTTGGTAAATGGGGAAGCTCTTGCCTACTTTTCTAAAGAACTCGGATTCAGTGAATATATTCTTATGTCTAGACATATTGAAGACAAATGTAATGGTAGGAGTTCAACCAATATTCTAGAAGATGTTTTTGAAGCCTTTATTGGTGCTCTATTTCTGGATTTCAATAATATTGAAGTTGAAGATAGTAATAAGGTATATACTGACTTCTATTCAGGAGTTGGATTTCAGATCTGTGAGCGATTTATTATTAATCTAATAGAAGAAAAGGTCAATTTTGAAGACCTTATTAATAATGATACTAACTACAAAGACCAACTTAACAAATATTATCACGCAACTCATCATATGTCGGTAACCTATAAACATATTTCGTGTGAAGTAGTTGATAACCACAAGAGTTTCATGGTGAATGTTATTGGATTTCAGGATGAAATACTTTCTAGTGGTGAAGGCAAAACAAAAAAGAAGGCAGAGCAGAATGCATCTAAAAATGCCCTGGTTAATCTAAAACTTATCTAGATATTATTAAATTTATTAATTGTAATTGCTATTCCAGGCAGAATTGCCGCGATATCCAGTATACCCTGTATACCCTTTATTATTATTGCTATCGCTAAAAATGTACTCGTCACCATATAATTCTCGTGTTTTCCATGCCATTTCACCATTATAATTATAATCATCGTTTGTATTATCATTAACTAGACTTTCCTTTTTTGTTCGTTTAGTATACTTTCTAGGTTTCTTTTTAACTACCTTATTGATGACCTTTTTAATTTTTTTTTTTGATTTCTTTTCTATTTTCTTCTTTACAACATTCCTTATAGGTTTCTTGGGAGGGGTTCTTTTAGGTGTTGGTAGTGAACGCGAAGGAGGGGTTCGTTTAGGAGGAGGAGGATAAGATGGTGGAGGAGGAGGTGTATTCTTTGCCTTTTTCTGGGCTAATCGTCTTCTTTGCTGGTCTCGTTCTAAATAATATTGTTGTTTAGGTGTTAGAGGCGGAAAATCGTTCTTAGTTTTACGAGTTTTTTTCGTGTGTTTCATAATATTATTATACTATATATTTTTTTGTTATAAAAAATTGATTATTATATTATGAAGATATATTAGTATGCCTCGATTTTACAAAGATACCTACCAGAACCGAAAACTTGACCGTGTTGGAAAAGAAATCATGTCTAAAAAAACGTTGAAACTAAAGAAGGTTGTTCCTAAGGATGAAGAAAAGAAATGCATTGAGAAATGTTCTGAACTTTCCAAAAAAAAGAAACTCGTTATTAAACCTAAAAAAAATAAACTTATCATTAAACCTAAAAAAAAAGAATTTGTAATGCCTGATAGACCAGAAAGAACCGACGAGGAAGATAATCTACTTACTACATATGAAGACCAAATGTTAAAGGAACTACCGATGCGTAAATTAACGGATATGGAATATGAAGAAGAGACTAGACGATTAGAGGCGAAATACCTTAAAGTGATTCGTGGGGATACATAAATTTATTGAGTGGAATGGGAGGATTAGCCTATTCTAATTAAATAATTTTTATTTTATTTTTCTATGTATATATTATATGGGTGGAGGATTAATGCAATTAGTTGCTTACGGCGCACAGGATGTCTACCTTACTGGTAATCCGCAGATCACTTTCTTCAAGGTTGTCTACCGCAGACACACTAACTTCTCTATGGAATGTATCCAACAGACATGGAGTGGAAATAGTATTGCTGACGGCAGATGTGTAGCCACTATTTCCCGTAATGGTGATTTAATTCATAAAATGCACCTTCAACTGGATATTGGCGCTACTAACGATAATTATAACAATATATCAGATTATATAGATTACGTGGAAGTAGAAATAGGCGGCCAGAAAATAGACAGACAGAGTGGCGCTTATATGCTGGCCTATAATGAAGTCAGAGATGAAATATATGGGTCCGGGAGTATAGCCCGTAATACCCTAAAACAAAAAACATATGGATTTAATCTAGACCAGGATCAAAGTAAATTTATACCTCTTAATTTCTGGTTCTGTAAAAACGCCGGCCTCGCTCTCCCTCTTATCGCTCTACAGTATCATGAAGTAAAAGTTATATTAAGCCATAGACTTACTACCCGCTTTACTAATTTAGCCAATGCCTCGAAAGACGCCCCAAGGGATATTGCGGGTGATATGAATATACTTAGAAATACATTATGGGTCGACTATATCTATCTAGATACCGATGAACGCAGACGTTTCGCACAGGTTTCGCACGAATACCTTATTGAACAGGTGCAGGAGCAGATACTCCAGGGAGGTGTTTCTGGAGACCACGAATTACGATTTAATCACCCTGTAAAAGAACTAATGTGGTTTTCTACTTTAACTTCAGGTGGACCTAATTTTAAAGATGATAGGTATTTAGACAATGGTATATCATTACCAGTAGTAAGGCATAGTGATTTAGCAAATGTTACCTATTCTTTAAAACTCAATGGACATGAAAGATTTAGTGCGAGGCCTCATACGTATTTCTCAAGGGTTCAATTATATCAACATCATAGTGGCGATGGGTCTTTAAATAATTATACTAATGCTGAGGAAGATTTAGAAGGCGGTCTTTTAGGTCCGGTGTGGGTGGGTGACCGTGTGAACTATATATCGGATAGTATTTGTATCTATTCTTTTGCTTTAAATCCAGAAGAACACCAGCCATCAGGTACATGTAATTTTTCAAGAATAGACAGCGCAGTATTAAATACAGGTAATACCCGTATAGCCTCTTCTACTGACCCAAACCTTAATACTTTAGGGCAAGATGAGGCTATATGGCCTGGGGTACCACAAGAAGGTGGTAGTAGTACACATTTATTAACAGCGAGAATAGTAGCGATAAACTACAATGTGTTAAGAATAATGAGTGGAATGGGAGGATTAGCCTATTCTAATTAAATAATTTTATTTTATTTTACTTTAATTTTATTTTTAAAGAACTACCGATGCGTAAATTAACGGATATAGAATATGAAGCAGAGACCAGACTATTAGAGGCGAAATACCTTAAGGTTATTCGTGGGAAAAAATAAATTTATTTGTTAATAAAAAAATTGATTTCAATATATATATCTATTTTTTATTACAAATACAATCAACATGAGTTACGAATCAAAACATTTTAACGCTCTCTGGCGATCATCCGCCAATGAAGGTGTACCATATTCAGAGGATTTTCCTGAAGCTCTACTAACACTACCTGAATTTATAGATGGTGCTCTGGGTGCTGGAAAGGCATCACAGGTTGATATTACGTTTGATATTACAAATAAAGATAAATGTATTTTAATTGTAGAAGATAATGGAGTAGGAATTACAAGTGTTAATAGAATTACGAGATGGGCTGCCGCAGAAATAGGCGATAATTTGACTGAAAATATTTATGGACATGGGTCTAAAAAAGCACTAACAAAATTTTGTCCGGATTATAATGATGCGGACTGGACGTTGGAATGGCGTAAAAAAGGAAATTTGAATAAATTAACTGCCCCATTTCTGGGGAAAGAAACAAATCATATAGATGATAATGATGAAGATGAAACTACTTGTAAGGATAACGGAACCAAATGGACAGTAAACTTTAAAAATTCTGTTCTAGGAAAATATAACACTCCAAAAAAACTTATGCCTGCTCTAGAAGAAATTATTAGAACACGATATGAACCATCAGATTATCACGAATATACTATTAATATAAATGTTATTAATGGTTCTGAAGAGATTAAAGAAAGTTCTAGTTCTTGGAAGTCTCTAAAGGAAACTCTAGATTTTGAAATTACTTTTGGTAATGTTATTAAAACTCATGAGAAAGAGATTCAAGTCGATAATACTACTGTAAAATTTGTGTCTTATAAAATTACGGCTGATGGTAGAAAATACAAAGGTCCATTAGATCGCTTCCCCAAGTATGGTTGCAAAAATATGAACTCAACAAGAGTACATATTTCTAGACTTGGAAGATATATTGAACATATGCCTTATTCAAAATTTTTAAGCAAAGAATCGCATAATAGCATGAATGGACAAATCGGGTTTATTCAATTTTATGGAGTACTTCCTAAACCTTGTACAACAAAGGTAAAATTTTTCGAGGAATGTCCTATCTTTAAAAAAATGACTAAAGAAATAAAAAAATACTATGAAAGTATTAAAATAACTACAAGTTCACCCACAACAAAATCTGCTGCCAAAACTCCTGCTGCCAAACCTTCTGCTGCCAAAACTCCTGCTGCCAAAACTTCTGCTGCCAAAACTCCTGCTACCAAACCTTCTGCTACCAAAACTCCTGCTACCAAACCTTCTGCTACCAAAACTCCTGCTGCCAAAACTTCTGCTGCCAAAACTCCTGCTACCAAAACTCCTTCTACCAAAACTCCTGCTGCCAAAACTTCTGCTGCCAAAACTCCTGCTACCAAACCTCCTGCTACCAAACCTTCTCTGCCTATACCAGATGATTTTATACCTATTAGAACTGATAGTAATTCTATGACAAGCGAAGATTATGAAATATTGAAACAGTTGAAAGAAAAATATTCCATGGGTATAATCACCAAGAATCTAAAAGCAATGAATTAATTAGAATAACTTTACTTATAAAATTGTAGATAGAGTGCACTAACAGACATTATACCATAAAAAAGAGGGATCATATCAATTACAGTATTATTTGGGTCTTCACCCAAAGATATTTTTTTATTAATGTAAATATATTGAAATATATTTACGAGTATCATAATTAGTCCAAGCATAGCAATCCATTTGTGTTTGAATGTTCCGGCAATACTAGCAATACCCAACCCGGTTCTCATATATGCTAGGTAGGTTCGTTGATTTGCGAGTTTTGTGCTAAATCCTGGTGTAATCATATACTATTTAATAATATTAAAAATCATTATTCATGAGGTTTTAAAGAATTAAAAAATGTTGTTGACGCCCACATACTAATTGTAATCCACATATTTTTTATTATTGTTCTAGAATTTAGTTGTACCCAATCTATACACTGGCACTGTGGAGATATAACCATAAAGGGTGATTTCAAAAACCCTATAATATTTTTAGGCGTACAAAAATAAATATAGGAATGAGAACTAACATAATGAACCATTATCCAAAAAAAATATAATCTAAAATAAGACCAACTAATTGTAATTAATACCTTAGCGGCCTGTATAGAAGAAGTTTCTACCAACATTAATAAAGTTTACAATTAAACTTTAAATAAATTGATAGATAAACATAATAATAGCAATACCAGATACAATATAAACCGTTTTACTGCTGTTATATAGTGTTTTAAACAAATTTTTATCCTTAAGAGAGCCTTCTATTTCATTGAGTTCTTCGAGTGAGATAAAGTTACCCATGTTGATTGTATTTATTTGTTGTTTAAACATATTTATTCAATTTTTATAAAAAAAATAATAATATTATTATATATGTCTTTAAAAGTTAAACTTGAAAATAAAGATGGAATTATAGAAAAAAAAAAAGGATTAGATGTAAGCAAAGGTGTATGTGTCTTTCCTTTCGTTCATAAAGAGGTAGAATATAATGAATGTTTTAAAGGTGCTAAGGGTAACTGGTGTGCAACAGAAGTAAATCCTAAAACCAATAAAATTCGCAAATGGGCATATTGTGATCCAGACCCCAAAAATAACAACTACTCTAATTATCTTAATAAACTTATAGAAGATAAATTTGAAGAACATAAAAAATCAAAAGAAACCAAACCTAAAAAAAAACTAATACTTAAAACTAAAAAAAAATCAGCAGCAAAGAAAGTGATTCCATCTAAAAAGTCTTCTGCTAAAAAGGATTCATCACCCAAAAAGGCGACACCACCGGTTGTTAAAAAAACAAAAAAACTTAAGTTATTAATTAAATTTGACCCACTAAAAGTAAATCCAGATTGGTTAGTAAGTGTTCCTAAAATAACTAACCCAACTAAGTATGTTTTAAATAATAAAAAATCTTTTATTAATTGGTTTGATTCAACTTATGGTGACTACAGAGTTAAAAAGGATAGTCAATTTGTAAAAAGTGCTACATTCGATTATTTTAATCACCAAAAAATAATTAGAGACTATATTAACCATAATTCACCTTTCAGAGGACTTCTCTTATATCATGGATTAGGTGTTGGTAAAACCTGTGGTTCTATTGCAATCGCCGAAGGATTTAGAACACATAAAAAGGTTGTTGTTCTTCTTAATAAATCTTTGAGTCAGAATTTTAGGGATAACCTTAAATTTTGTGGATTTGATTATTTCAGGACAAATCAGCATTGGTTCTTCCATAAATTTGAAGAGAAGAATGATATTATGAAACAATATGCAAAAAAATTGGATATTACAATTAAAAAGGATTTAAAGGGTGCTTGGTTTATAGACTTTAAAAAAGAACCGAACTATGGTAGTTTAACAAATGATGAGAAAGTCCAAGTAGATAGACAAATAGAAGACATGATAGATAAAAGATACACATTTGTAAATATGGATGGATTAAACGAAAAAAAATTAGAAAGTATGGAAACTAAACGAGCTTTTGATGACTGTGTGTTAGTTGTTGATGAAGTCCATAATCTTACCAATGCTATGTCTAAAGGTAGTCCTGGTAAGAGGGCAACTTATCTTGAAAGAATAATTATGGATGCTAAAAATGTGAATCTGGTATTCCTTTCAGGTACACCTATGATTAACAATCTGTTTGAAACTGCAAAATTATTTAATCTACTAAGAGGATATATCTATAGTTATGAGATTACAGCTTCGACAGACACTGACTGGGAAATGTTAGAACGAACTCTTTCGACTTCAAAAATAATTGACCAGTATTTTATTGATAAACGAAATAAAAAAATAACACTAACAAGAGTCCCAATTGGGTTTGTAAAGGCAAATGGAGGCATAGTGAAAAAAGACGGGGATAATATTTATACAGATGAAGAATTCAAAGAACACATTAAATCCTTTATTACAACAACAGAGTTTGTAGTTCGAAAATTTACAGCTTTCCCCAATAAAGAAGATGATTTTATGAAAATCTTTTTTGACAATAATAAGAATGAATTTAAAAATCTAGAATTATTTAAATCTAGAATTCTAGGTCTTGTTTCATATTACAGAACACAGGATAAAGGGTTAATTCCAGAAGTAACTAAAAATGAAGTTATAAAGGTTCCTATGAGTGAATACCAGTTTATGAATTATGCCAAAATAAGAAAGGATGAAATAGAGAATGATAAACAGAGAAGTAAAAATAAGAAGAAAAAGAAACCTAAGAAAGGTGGAGAACTCTTTGAAATTAAGTCTAGTTACAGGGCATATTCACGTATGCATTGTTCATTCGTGTTTCCGGAATCTATACCGAGACCTTATCCAACAAATGAAGAGGGGGAGATTATTGCTGAGGTAGAAAAAGATTTTGATGAAATAAAGGATAAAGAAAAAAAGAAAGAGAAATATAAAAGATATGAGGCAGATAAAAATAAGGCACTAAAGGAATTAGATGAAAAAAAAATCGAGTATCTTACGACTGAACCAGATAAATTAGAAAAGTATTCCCCTAAATATAATACTATTTTAGAGTCTATAAAAAAGAATAAAGGTACATCATTTATTTATACCGAATATAAAACACTAGAAGGAATTGCTACTCTTTCTATAGTTCTAAAGGCAAATGGTTATGCACCATTTATAATTAACAAAAATAGTTCAGGGGAATATGTTCAGGAGTATGAGAATCCAGAAGATGTGAATAAACCTAAATTTGCTTTTTGGGGTGGAGGTAAACCAGAGGAGAGTGAAATAATTAGAAAGATCTATAATAACGAGTTTAAAGATTTACCTAAAACATTGAAAGAACAGTTAGAAAAAACTTCTAAAACCAATCTTCGAGGGGAAAGCATCGAACTATTACTTACAACAAAAACCGGAGCGGAAGGTATTGACTTGAAAAATGTTAGACAGGTCCATATTGTTGAACCATACTGGAACCCTGTGCGTATTAATCAGGTTAAAGGTCGAGCGGTTCGTGTTGGATCACACATACAACTCCCTAAAAAGGAAAGAAATGTTGAGATATTTTTATATCTTTCAACTATAACCGATGAAATGAAGAAAACTGATAAGGTTATTCAGATGGATAAGGGTGGAGCAACTTCGGATGAGGTGTTGTATGAATTATCGCAAAAAAAATTAGTTGTTATGGAAACACTTCTCCAACTAATTAAAGAAGCTTCTGTTGACTGTAGTTTAAATTACAATGATACCTATAGTCCAGACAAGCCATTTACATGCTTAAGTTATGGAACATCGTTAGATAGTTCTTATTCGTATATTCCAGATGTTACAAAGCAGACGGAAGATAAAGATTTGAAAAGAAAAATATTAAAAACATCATGGAAACCAGAAATTGTTTCACTAAAAATAAAGGGGGTTAAAACGAAATTTGCATTAAGACCAGCACCAGATGGCGAACCCAAATTAATTTATGATTTTAATGTATTAAAAGAAAGTGGTAGACCAGGCGAACCGATTGGTGAAATTAAAACGAAGGGTGGTAAAAAAATAGTAAAATTTTATAAGAAAACTACATAGGTGGTGGTTTTAACATAAGACGTAGAGAACAACGCGCAGTAGATCTAGTCGGATGGAGATACGACCAGGTATTATGTCCATCCTCTGGGTTAGTAGGTGTGCCCATAAACGTTCCCATAAGGTCTATTCTTAATTCTTCGATTATTCCTCCTTCTCTAAATGTACCAATATATCCACTTTTAGGTTTAACCGTATAAGTATCTTGACCGGAACCATAACTAGCTGTAGTTGGTCCCCCATTGTCGGTTACAGAAACAAATTTATCGAATTCTTGATTACCAAAACCATCGTTAGGTATAACAATCGTTGAAAGATTACCTAGTGACCTGGTATTAGAATACGATTTCAATGATTCGAATTTTCCCCCTTTAATACTAAAAACGAATGATTCAATCTCTTTTAGGTTTTTAGTAGATGTTAGGTCTTGAAAACTAAAATTGGTTATAGTAAAATATTCTAATGAAATTTCTGTTCCTGGGGGATAGTGTATAGAATCGTGGAATCTTACTACAAAATCACGGATATCATAATCGTGTGTAGTAAAATCAGTATTAACATCTACATTAAATAACAACCCAGACCTAGGATATTCTTCGTCCTTTACAATATCTATGGTAACAAGTGTTTTGTGTATGATAGTGTTATCTGTAACTTGATATTGATTTGTAAATTTGTCCGGATTAACCTGACTTTTTAATTCCTTTAGTTCATCTCTTAGCAGTTGAAGTTCAAGGTTATTTGTTTTAGAAGTATCATTTAAATTATTAAATCCTTTATCTGATACGTCAATATCATTATTGCTATTAGGAAGAACTCCTAATGTGTTATCATCAAGAGAGACATCAATATCTTGTAAAAGATTTTCATCAGAATTACTATATTCGCCTGTGTTCATTTCTGTTAAGAAATTATCATTATCTTTAGTATTAAATGTTTCTAGTGGTTCCATTATGTTAGAACTTGTGTAGTCTTCAAGATAAGATTGTAGTTCTGTTGATGTTTTTTTTACAGCTTTAGAACTTTCTGGGATCATTCTATCCATACTTAAATTAGGAGAAAAGGATTGGTCGTATGTTTTAGTATTTTGTATTTTACCAATAAGAAAGGGACAAATAGTTTGTATAGCTACTGTATTTAATTCATTTAAATTAAGACCGTCTTTTTTAGATATTTTAAAGATAAGTTTATAAATTACATCTTTATATTTAGTTTTTTTATCTATATTATAGCTAATTTGACTATGTATTCTTTCCTGAATTGATTTATATAAACTATCTACGTTGGATTTTAATAAAAACTGTGTATTCATTTAAATTATTATAATAAAAAAAAAGGAAGAAAAAAACTATATTACCTAGGTGGTATAAGATTTAGTCGAATAATGCATTGTGCATCTACATCCCAAGGATACATATAGGTCCATGTTGAAAATCCATTTTCAGGTGTATCAGTAGTATCTACAAATGTTCCTAATAAATCAATATGTAAACTATCAATAATACCTCCTTCTTTTAATGTTCCTATATAATGGTCTTGTGTAGTAAAATTATAGGTAAATTGGTTTTTTAATGCAGCATTATCTGTTTCACCATATTTATTATTTTGAATAATAATTGTAGCATTATCTGTAAAATTATTTTGATTAGAATACTTTTTTATATGTTCAAATTTACCACCTCTTATTCTAACAATAAAATTACTAAAATCTTTACCTTTTATAGCTTCAGTAGTATTAGTTGATGTTCTAGAGTATCCCTGAAATTTGTGGATAGTAAATGAATCCAACCAAACTTCTGTATTTGCAGGATAAAATAAACTATCATTCAGTTTTATATTATAATCTCTTATATTAGATATTTTTGTCTGTATATAGTCACCTACATTTTGATTTGCTGCTGCTCCTATACCCCAACCTTTGCCTTCATTAGCTGTGAATTCATCATGTGGTCCAAATATGTCTATAGACCTGTCGTAATTTTCATTTTTTGAAATATCAAGTATAAGTAAAGTTTTTGTTGTTATTGATTTTGTTGATATCTGATATTTATCGATAAACTGATCCGGGTTTAACTTACTTTTTAGTAAGTTTACCTTTTCTTTAAGATTATGTATCTCTAGATTAGTTACACTATTTATATCAGACAGGTCATTCTCAATATTTATTACACTATTAACACTCGAAATATCATTCTCTATTATATTGTCATCTAAAGTATCTAAAATATTAATATCTAAATTCTCATTTTTTTCTGAATTAGATAATACATTATCAACACTATGGTCATATTTTTCAAATATATCAAACTCATTAAACCCTTTTAAAAAATAGTATGAATCGTGTTCTAATAATGGTTTTTCATCATCTAAATTATCGTTATTTTCTAATATATTTTCAGTTGTTTCATCTACACGGGGTTCATTACTTTCAAAATTATCAATCGTATTTAAATTGGAAGCAAAATTACTATAGTCTTCTTTGTCTATAGTTTCGCTTATAATAGAGTGTTGTATATCTAAATAATTATTAGGAACAGATATATTAGGAGGTGTTGTGTTATGGATTTTACTTACCAGAAACGGACTAATGGTTTCTATTGCCATATTATTTAAATCTTCTAAACATAAATCCTTTTTAGAAATTTTAACAAGTAGTTTGTTAACAATGGCTTTGTATTTATCATCTTTTGTATCAATATCATAATTTATCTGACTATATATACGGTCTTTTATAGAATTATATAATTCATCTATATTAGATTCTAGTAAAAAATTTATACGATTCATTTAAAATATTAAAATAAAAAAAAAGAAAATAAAGAACCTATACCAAAAAATATTTTTTACGATAACTTAACATTGTATCATCATCTATTATTTTCTTACAGAATCTGGAGAATGTAGTTTTGGTTGTAAGCATTTTAATTATAAAGTTTATACAATACATACCACACTCAGAAAATTTATACTGATGTCTTATATTATTTATATGTTTTTTCATATTTATACCTAATTGTTTATATTGGTGTTGGAGTTTATCCATTAATTCACCAATTTCGTTTTCAGGGGGATATCCATAAGAATCAAAATAGAATATACCCTTCCTATCTGTGTCTACTAAAAGCGCGGTCCAGTGTGATCCTGGTTCATCATGTTTATCAAGATTAAAAATAATACCTATTTTTGTTTTATTTATTTTATCAAGAGTTTTTACATCTATACTACACAAATCATCAACCATACACATACCACCTTTATTTTTTAAATCAAAATCGATTGGTACTGGTCCTATAAATGTAAAATCATCTCTGTCATTTTCATACTGTTTCATAACATTAATAATATTATTAGAATCCAACCATTCCCTTGGATTCTTTTTCCATTTTGCAGGCATATCTGGTCTAAAAATACCAGGAATATTTAGTAATTGTTTATTCCAACACCATTCTGTATTACAGGTTTTTCCTAATTTATTATTAAGTTGTTGCCAGACCACTTTTTTTTTTTTTGATTTTAAATTAATTTTTTTTTTGTTATGTTTATTCCATTTTTTAGTCATCTGTAAAAGTTGTTTTCTTGAATAACAAGTATTGATTTTTTTGTTCGTTTTTGTTTTTGGACTACAAAATTTCTTTCCCTTTAATGTTTTTCTCATATAATAAGAATATAAAACTTTATTGTTTATATGGGATTTGGAGGTAGGAGATTTGTTGAGTTAGTTGTGGCTTTTGTTCTTTCGGATCTTGGTAGGCGGTGGCATGCGTGGTCTTTTATTTATTCTTTTATTATTAATAGATTCATAAATTGGATTGTTTCTTACAATTGTTCCATAACCTAATTTTTTTGCACGATTATTATTTCTTACAGATTTAGAATTTCCATAATCACCCTTCTATGACTATTCTGGGTATTATATCTTTTATTAGACCTACCCTTTTTGGTTTTTGAATTTTTTGCTTTAAGTTTTCTATTAAGATTCGAGGGTACTTCTAAATCTTTAATTATTCTATTAAAATTATTAAAATTATTAAAATTATTATTATTATTATTATTATTATTATTATTATTATTATTATTATTATTATTATTATTATTATTATTATTATTATTATTATTATTATTATTATTATTATTATTA